CTTCGTTTATATAATACAGCAACAGGTGTCTATGTACTTGCAAATCCTACTAAAGTAGGGCAACCTAATAAATCTATTATTAACGGACAAAGAATTAGTAGTGGAGTTGTTAGAGAATTTGCTAAAGGTAAAATATTTGAAGCCATAAAGAAAAACTTTAAAGAACATTATGATAAACTTCCAAATGTACAAGTAGAAAATAATAAGTACCCTATAATAATAGTGTATGAACTTGTCGATACTGTAATTAATACAATAGGAGGACATAAGAAAAGTGATAAGTTAGGAGCAAGATGGGACGTAGGTAATAGACTAGCACCTTATCAAAAATGTATATTAGATGCTATTGTTGATGAAAAAATAATAGTAGATGATGAAAGAATGTTCGTAACAGGAGAGTTTGGAATATTTACACCTCTTCCAGATCAATCTGATATGTATAGATGTTTAAAAATTCATATATATCAAGATAGAAGACAAGTAATATTAGAAAATCAGTATTATAAAAGAGTAAAACCAGCAATTAAAGAAATAATACAAGTTATATCTAAAGAAGAAGATTTACCTCCTTTAAATTAGCTTAGATTTTTTCATTGCGTATATTTGTACATTCAAGTTCATAAGATGCTTATAACTTTTTATAGCTCTTACTTGTTTGTATCATTTAATTATCATAAATTTACATCATGGCTAACATACAAAAGTTTGACGACCTCTATGCCCGGAACTCACAAGGCGGTATAAAGACTTGGAGGGTTGAGGTAGAAGATGGTGAGATCGTTTTAGTACGCAGCTTTGCTGGTCTATTAAACGGAAAAAAGACACCACAAATTAATAAAGTAAAAGAAGGAAAAAATAAAGGAAAAGCAAATGAAACTACACCTTTTCAACAAGGAATATCAGATGCTCAAAGTAAATGGAATAAAAGGAAAAGAGAAGGTTATAAATCATTAAGAGATTTAGGATTACTAGAAAATCTTGAAGGACAATTACTTGAAGATGCTCTTGATGATGCTTTACCAGAAGTAAATAGTGATGCTAGTGGTAATATAATACCAATGAAAGCTCAACAATTTTACAAAGATAAAGATAGAACTATTCCTAGAATTAAATTTCCATGCTACGGACAACCAAAAATAAATGGAGTAAGAGCAGTAGCAGAATTTACTCCCCGTGGATTAGAATTTAGAAGTAAAAAAGGATTAGTATATAAATTAATGACACATATTGCTAATCAATTTCTTCCAAGTATGTTCTTCTCACATGTTGATAGTGGAACAGAAGTTCATATTATATTTGATGGAGAATTATATATTCCAAATACTAAATTACAAGAAATAGGAAGTGCTGTTGATACATTAAGTTTAATGACTCAAACAGTACAATTTCATATATTTGATTTAGCTATACCTAATTTTAGCCAGAGAGAACGTAATGAAATAAGAGATAAGTTATTAAATATAGACCATAACATGCCTCATATTATTAATGTAGAAACTAGATTAATTAATAATTTAGAAGAAGCATTAGCATTTCACCAAGAATGTAAAGAAAAAGGATATGAAGGTTCTATATTTAGAAGTCCATTAACCAAATATGAATTTGGAAAAAGACCAGCTACAATGGTTAAATTAAAAGATAAAGAAAGTTTAGAATTTATTATTGTAGATGTAATTGAAAGTCAGAACGACCCAGGATTAGCTATAATGAGATGTAGAAATGATATAAACAATGAAACATTTGATGTAGTTCCTGAAGGTGGGGATGAATTAAGAAGAAAATATTTATTAGATAGAAGAAATCTAATAGGAAAACTTTATACAGTAGAGTTTTACGAAAGAACAAGTCCTCCAAAAGAATTACCATTTCATACAACAGGAGTAGCAGTAAGAGATTATGAATGATAATAAATATCCTCCGATTAATTCATATTCATTTTTTAAACATAATCAATGGGATATATTTTACGCAGTATATCCACATGCTTGTTATCAAATTTGTATTGGATTAAGGACAAATATACAAGTTGAAAGAGAATTTATTAAACAAAGAATATCTATAAATGTATTACATGAAGTTAGTGAAGAAGTATATAACTGCGCAAGAAAAGTAGTAGAAACTTTAAACTGGCTTGAAAATGTTTAATATTCCTGATGAAACCAAAGTAAGAGTAATAAAGGAAGTATATTGTAAAACAAGTCCTAATGGTAATGCTGGATTATATAATATTATAGCAGGAGAAAAATATCATTATGAAGTGTTAACAACAATTCCTTTTGTATTCAGAGTATATCGTGGTTATATAGATGATAGTACATATCAAAAATATCACGATGTATCTATCGAAATATTTAGAACATATTTTAAACCAAATGAAACACACTGTTAAATAATGAACTTAAATCAGATACAACAAGACTATTTACTATTGATGCAAGAAATTGAGGATAACGATGGTGTCCTTGATGAATCAATGGAAGAAAGATTATATATTAACCAAAATGAACTCGAAGATAAACTAAAAGCATACGGATATGTTATTAGATTAAAGAATAATGAAATCAAGTTTATTGATGATGAAATAGCAAGACTTAGTACATTTAAAGTTATTAAGAACAATCTAATTGAAAGACTTAAAAAATCAATACAAGGAGCATTATTGCTTTATGGTACTGATGGTAAGTCTGGAAATAAACAATTAAAATATGATACATTAAATATATATAATGTATATCACAAACCTACTATTATTGAAGATGAAGAAAACTTTAATAATATGGAATTTATCAACTTTACATTAAATGAAAAGTTGACTAAAGAAGAATCAGCTTTATTAGTAGAAACATTATTAAAGAAAAGATTAGGTATAACAGAATTATCACCTGATTTAATTGCTAATGGTGTATCAGTAAGTAAAGCAATTGATAAAACTAAAATTGGTAAAGCACTTAAAAATGGACAAGAAGTTGATGGTGCACATTTAGATGAAGAAGCAAACTATATAGTAATTAAATAATGGCAAAAGCAATAGTTTTAATAGTACCAGATGATGTTGTAGCAAATGGTTTTGCTTTGTATGCAGGACAACAGTTACTACAAGATTTTAAACATCATAATAGAACTCATACAAATATGAGTAAAGTTGATGATTTAAAACATGCCGAAGTAGAATTAGATTGGGATAAATCTAAAGAAGAAAAAGGAGAAGTAGAAATGATTCACACAATAATTCTAAAATAATGGATTTATTTGATGAAGATAATACTTTAAGAGATGGATTTAAAAAAGAGTTAGGAGAATGGTCTGATACCTTATATAACATAACTCTTGAAAGATTAGACTCTGTATTAGAGAAAGTAAAAGAAGAAAGAGCTAAATATACTGTATACCCTCCAGAAGATGAAATGTTAAGAATATATAGAAAAATAGCTCCTAAAGATGTTAAAGTTGTAATAGTAGGACAAGACCCCTATTATAATGGAAATGCTAATGGTATAGCATTTGCATGTAAATTACAACCAAGTCCTTCATTAATAAGTGTAGTAAAAGCTATGATGAAAGATGTAGGAACATTAGAAAAACAATATGATATGCAATTACAACACTTATTAAAACAAGGTGTATTTCTACTTAATACAGTTTTAACTGTAAGAAAAGATGAACCAAATAGTCATAAATCATTAGGATGGCAAGAATTTACTAAAGCTACAATTGGATTATTAAGTGATAAACATAATAGAATAGTATTTATGTTATGGGGGAGTGAAGCTATAAGTAATTTCAAAGGATTTATTAATGAAGAAAAACATTTAGTTCTAACTGGAGAACATCCTGTAAATGCAGCACGTAATAAGAAGGATTGGAAATGTAATCATTTTAGTGTAGCAAATGAATATCTAAGACAACATGGCAAAGAGCCTATCAAGTGGATTTAATTCAAATATATAAACAATGGAAAACAACGAAACAACAAAACCAGAGCCTTCAATTGGCGAAAAAAGAGTAAGAGTTGACTTTAACGTTAATAAAGACGAGAAAGTAGATGAAATTAAAAAGAAGTATGCTGAACTAATCAATTTGATTGATGGTTTAAAAGGAGATGGAAGTCAAGTTTTATCAGCAGAAAAAGGAAGACTTATCAGTATTGCAATGACTGAAACCGAAAGTGCAGCTATGTGGGCTGTAAAAGCAGCAACTTGTTAGAGATTAATTATAGGGTGGGAGAATATCTCACCCTATATTATAACTATGAACTATGATTGTATTAGAAATATTAGCAAAACAGATATTAAATGAATCAGCTTATAATGCTGGAGCATGTAATAGAATGGCTAAAGATGAAGAACCTTGGTCAAGATTATATAGAGGACAAGATGTAGAAGATCTTGTTAATGCTTTAATGAAACTTGATACAAGAGTTCAAATATTTGACTCTTTTGAAGAAAAATTACTTATTAATTCATATCTTGAAGATATTGATAGAGTAATTAGGGAACCATTTTATAAAATGTTTGGAAGAGGAGGAGAAGCAGGAGAAATAGATGCTTTTCTTGAAAGACATCCTGAATGGAAAGTAATTAGTGATATAATAAATAGACCTTATTAAGTATGGAAGGAACTGTAACATTACCGCTAAAAGACTATAATGATTTAAGAGATTTTAAAGAGAAAACTCTTAAAGAAAAAGACGAAGATACATCAGTAGCTCAGGATTTTATTAAATTAATGTTTAATAAATTAAATGAAGAACAAATTAATCATGTATTAATGTTGATGGATGCTGATGTACAAGTTATTACTCAAGGTGGAAAACTAAGAGAAATAGGAAGAGGACAAAACCACTTTAAATTCAAATAAATGAGCCAAATAAGAGCAACCGTAGTAGCCGATTCAATCAATGAATTTGGAAACAGATTAACTACTTTATTAGTAGTAATGCCAAGATATATTCTAGCTGAGTTCAATACTCATAGAATGTTAAGTAAAAATAGTGCTAGTAGTAGAGCTATACCATTTAAAAAAATGGTAGAAATGGTGAAAACTAATCCATTTATTCCAATGGCTTGGCAAAAAGACCACAAAGGTATGCAAGGAACTGAATATTTATCTAAGATAGAAAAATATCAATTATCTGGATTTGCCTCTGCTTTAATAGATACTTTACAAACTTTTGATAAAGAGTCAAAAGATTATAAAGAATTAAAAGAAGAATTAGATGAGAAAGTTCATTTGATTGAAACTATTCTTGCTCCATATAAATTTGAAGAAAAAACTTTAGATGAATGGTGGTTATTTGCAAGAGATAAAGCTGTTGAAGCTGCATGTATAATGTATGTATTTAGAGTGACTAAGCAATTAGCTAACAGATTACTTGAACCATTTATGTATCATACTGTATTAGTAACTGGAACAGAATGGGAGAATTTCTTTCATTTAAGATGTCCACAATATCTTGATGAAACATCTGGAAAACTATATAAAAGTAAGAGTGAATATGCTACTTTTAGTAATGATCCAGAGTTTACTGACTTTAATACTGATATTAATTGGCTTGAAAAGAATAAAGGACAGGCTGATATTCATATGATGGCAACAGCAGAAGCTATATACATTGCAATACATGAAAGTACACCTAAAGAATTACAAGCTGGTGAATGGCACATACCATTTGGAGATAAGATGGATTCTGATTTATTATTTAAAGCAGCTTTAAAATCAAAAGGAATGGAAGATTATCAAGGTGGTGGGCCATTAGATTTTGAAGTAAAACTAATTAATGCAACAAGAATAAAAGTAGCAGTAGCCAGAGCAGCTAGAACTTCTTACACAACAGTAGGTGAAGAAGGAAAACCCGATAATTATGAAGCTGATATTGCTTTACATGATAGATTAGCTAAGTCAGGCCATTGGTCATGCTTTGAACATGTAGCTGAAACTATGAGTCAAGACCAGTACGAAGAATGGGGGCAATATAAACCACATTTTAATAAAGATGGAGATATTATTGGAGGAGATACAGAATTAGGCTGGTGTGGTAACTTCAGAGGATTTTTACAATATAGAAAAATGTTTGCTAATGAAAACATTACAGAATGATAATTAAAGAAACAAAAGGTTTAGAAGTAGAAAACATAGGAGGAAATACAGAAAGTATAGAAGCAGGTATTAATGCTGCTTCTATGCCTTTCTTATTTGAGATGTTATCTAAATCATTATACAGTAATCCAATTGGTAGTATATGCAGAGAAATAACTTCTAATTGCTTCGATAGTCATACCGAAGTAGGAGTAGATGATGCTGTTGTAGTACGAAAAGGAAATGATGAAGAAGGTACATATATATCATTTGTTGATTTTGGTGTGGGGTTAAATCCTGAAAGGATAAATAATATCTATATGAACTATTTTAGTTCAACTAAAAGAGAAACAAACGATCAAATAGGAGGATTTGGATTAGGTTCAAAAAGTCCTCTAAGTTATGCCGAATACTTTTATATTAATACTATTTCAGATGGAATAAAGTATCAATATATATTTAGTAGAGGAGAAAGATTACCAACTCTTGATCTGATGGATAAAACAGAAACCACAGAAAGAAATGGTACAGAAATAAGAATATACATTAAAGATAGATATGATGTAACTAAATTCGAGGAAGAACTAAAGAAACAGTTATGTTATTTTGATAATGTATATTTTGAAGGATGGAATATAGAAAATAATTATACTATTTTTGAAGGAGAACATTTCAAATTTAGAAATAAAAACCAATACGATAAAGAAATGCACATCGTATTAGGTAAAGTAGCGTATCCAATAGATTGGGAACAATTAGGTATTTCAGCATATAATATTGCAGTTGGGGTAAAATTTGAGATAGGAGAACTTCTCGTAACTCCCAACAGAGAACAGTTAAGATATACAGATGAGATAATTACTTTAGTACAACAAAGAATCAATCATGTAATCGACGAACTAACTGGTATATTTAATAAACAAAATGAAGCCTTTGACTCATTCTTTGCGTGGTACAATAAGAAAACAGAGAAACCTTTTATAATGTTTCAAAAAGAGGGAGAAGCACCTGATAAATTATACTTGTATGGATTAGAACATGTAAATAAACGACATACTTATAAGTATTTTGAAGGACTAGAAGATATAGTAAATCTTCCTGATATTGTAGGATTATTCTTTACCTTTTTAGGTTCAGTAATTAATAAGAAAAAAGATAAGGATTCATATAATGTTAACGTAACTGAAACTATTAGTAGAGGAAATAGACATAATAATCATATTTCTATGACTCCTTATATGAGTGCTGAAAAGGATTGGTTAATTGAACAAGGTGATGTATTTTGTCCTAAGATAACTTATGCTTTTAAGAAACATGGAGCTAATATGTTTTTAAAGTTAAGTAAAGAACATATTCCTAAAGGTGGATATAGTAATCGTTCAGATGCTTATTACTTTAATCTTGGAGCAGGACTAAAGATTTATAAACTAATGAAAGCTATACAAAGTGAAGTAATTCAAATGTGTGGTGAGTATAGAGAATTAAATCAAGAAGAACTTCAGGAATATAGAGAAGAAAAAAGACAGAATGATGCTAATTTACAAAGAAGATTAAATGGTAAAGTATTTGTAAAGTCGCTTACTACTAATCAAAATTATGATTGGAAAGTAATGACTGATAAAAGTTTTAAACCATCTAGTAAAAAGGATAATCATAAGTATTTTGGTATAGAAGATTTTAAAGGTCTTGTAATATATGGATTTAGAGATGATGTAAAAGCATTAGAAAAGTCCATTACATTGCTATCTCAAGTACGTAAAAAATACTTTTATTCAAACTCTAATACTAATTGGAAACCTAAAGCACATGATAAGATACTAAAGGTAATACAAATTAATAAACAAAATGAGAAATACTTTAAAGGTAGAAAAAATATGGTTCATGTAAATAATTTATATGGGGATAATGCTCTATTTAGAGCTATGGCTTCTTCATTTAAAATAGAACAATTCTTTGATGATATTAAAGAAGATAATGAAGATAATACAATAGTGTACATTCAACATATGAAAAATATATGCCAAGACATTGGTGATACTTTAGAAGAATTATATAAATATTACAAGGAAACTAATATAAATGAAAGAGCTTGGAATGTAAGATATGAAAGAAGTGATATTAGAAGAGAAGTAATGAAAGTTGCTAGGGAAAAGAATTTATATGACCCTGCTGTTGAATTATTGTTTAATAAAGTAGAAGAATGGTTTAAAGGTGTGGAGTTAATTCGTTATATGAAAATAAATGAAAAGACATTACCATACATATTAAAGTTCTTATATGAGAACAAGAAGAGATTAAATCTTGAATATTATCAGAAGATAATGGACACAGGTAAACTCGTCCAGCTTGAAATAGATTTTGAGCCAAAAGAGATACCAGAATTAACTAAATTTCAAATAATTACACAAAACGTTGCATAATGGGAACTAAAAAAGAAATAATCGCAAAAAGATACGGAAAGAATCTAGTAGTAATGATTGATGGTACTAAAATTACCAGAGTAATTGATACTGATAAAGATAAAAAAGATGAAGTATCTATTAAGAATAAAATCTTACTTTACAATAAGAAAAATAGTAAAGAATTAAAAGATCAAATTATAGCTTTAGTTGATACTAAGAAAAAAGAAAAAGAAAAGAAAGTAGCTGAGAAAAAGGGATTGAAGAAATCCATTAAGAAAGAAGCTAAAGCTACTACTAAAAATAAAAAGGAACAAAAACAAGTTGTAAAGAGTAAATCTGAATTAATTAAAGAATTAGGAAAGAAAGAACTTACAACAGAAGATGCTGCTGAGTTACAAGCAATATTAGATAAAATTGCGAATAAAGAAAAGGAAACAAAGGTAGAACCTACTGTTACTTCTGTTCCAAAAAAAAAGGAGTATTAATATCAAACATAGTACAATCATTACAAAATAAAAAGAGATGAAATTTGAAGAGCTAATTGAGGTGGGGGTTTATACCTCCCCTCTTGCTCTCTTATCAATAAAAGATGCAAAGGTAGTTGATAAGATTAATAATTACCTTCCATATAGTATTGGTATAGAGATAGAGTGTATGAAATCTCCCGAATTTAATTTGGAGAACTTTACATCTATTCCAGATATAATGGATGTGAAAATAGATAGTGAAGAACAAAGGTTTAGAATACCTAATGGATTAGTAGGATTGATATGCCTATATAATATCTGTGAAAGATTGAAAATAAATTCAGAATTAAATCCTGAAAGTGGACATCATTATCATATTGATATGACACATACTTATGATATGTTATCAAATGAATTTATAAAAAGTAATGAAGATTGGATATTAAGAGAACTTGATACTTGGGAATATGGAGGAACTTATAATAGAAGACAAATAGAATTTAATTGTTCTCACAATTGGATGCGCTTTCAATCAGATTTTAAGACTGCTGAAATACGCATAGGTAACATGACATTTGATTATGATATAATTGTAAGAAGATTAATTCACGCATGTCAGATTATAAGAAAACTTAATTACAAACTTGTAAATCAAGAATTATTAGTATTTGGTAAACCTGATATTCATTTACTACAATCTCAAGTTATAAATGCTAAATATAAAAGTAAGATGGATTATCTTATGAAACAATTAGCATCACTTGAAGAAGATAGTAATAATGAAGTACAATCAACAGAAGAACAAAGAAAACAAGTAATTAAAAATAGGGTAATTAAAATCAAATAACTATGACAATTGAATGTCCAGATGATGTAATTAACATCATACAAGAAGAAATTAATAATAATGAAGAATTGTATATTAACGAAATTGATGAAATAAGAGCATTCGATGGACTATACGATGATTGGAATAATCTAATAATTGAAATATTAGATTACCATAATAAACCTAGAGCATTGGCTCCCGTAATATTTGATAGAACTAAATCATTTTTAAAACCAAAAGAAGAATGTTAATAGGAATTAGTGGTAAAATTGGAAGTGGTAAAGATACTATTGGAAAGATCATACGATATTTAGCAGCGCCAGGAGCAAAAGCAGAAGATCACGATTGGTCAGAAGAATCTTTAAAAGATTTAGATAATGAAGAGGCTTGGAATCCTATGTATTTTAATACTCCTGAAGCATTTCAAATTAAGAGATGGGCAGGAAAATTAAAAGAAACATGTAGTCTTTTAACTGGAATACCAGTTAAAGATTTTGAGAAACAAGAAGTAAAAGATCAAAGACTTCCAGAAATATGGGATATAGTAGAAGAATCTACTACTGGTAAATTATTAAGAATGTATGATGGAGAAGGAGAAGGACTTGATTATGCAAGAGAAATGGGATGGCAACCTGAATCATTTTTTAGTGGAATGGGAATACCAGAAGGGGAAGTAGGTGTTATTGAAACTACAAAATGGTTTAGAAAAAATCAGCTATAACAGTAAGAGAATTGCTTCAAAAAGTAGGAACAGAAGCAATGAGAAACAATATTCATCCTAATGTATGGGTAAATGCACTACTTAGTGATTATAAACCTAAAGCATTATTTGAAAAATCAAACAATCCAGAAGATTGGAAAAATCCAAATTGGATAATAACTGATACACGTTTTCCTAATGAAGCAGATGCTATTAGAGCAAGAGGAGGAATAATTATAAGAACTACAAGACAATGGATTAATCCTAAAGATTGGGAAGCTCATACAGGACAAAAAGTGGAAAAAATATTAGAACATATATCAGAAACAGCACTTGATAATTATAAATTTGATTATGTTATTAATAATAGTGGAACAATCGAACAATTAATAGCACAAGTAATACCAATATTAACTAAAGAAGGAATAATATAATGAAAAAGAACGCCCTGTATATAATCTTAACGATTATTACATCAATATTAGCTATATTAGCTAGTACATTAATGCTTATATTTACTCTTATAGTAAATGTAATAGAAGCTGTATATTTAGTATTTAAAGAATATTTTGAATCTCTTATATCACAGTTCTTAGGAGTAAAAGAAATGACTATTCTTAAAACTAAACATGAAGAAAGTATAAAGACTCTTAAAGCGGTAGATGATTATTGTAGTCAAATGATACATGAATTATCTAAAGAAGATGTAAATAAAGAAACTGTTGAACATATACAACAGCAATTAAATAACATGAAATATCAATTAAACGATTTAAAACCAAAAGATGATGGAAAATAGTGAAGAAAAAGGTATATTATTAAGTAGTACAAGATGTATTTATCCAGATGCTAAAGTTACAGCGGTAAATGGTACAGCTTTACTACTAAGACCAGCTATGAAAAAAACAGTTGGAGGTATAGTATTATCTGCTGAAACAAAAGCGGAAGTTCAAAAAGACAAAGATGCTAAAACTGGACTAGAAGAACCAAATTGGTTAACAGTATTAGCTATTGATGAGTTCTCAATGCCAGGAGTATCACCAGGGGATCAAGTAATCCTTGATGAAGGTGATGTAGCTCCTTGTAAAATAGGAGATTATTATTGTGTACTTGTTGGACTTCATATGGTAAGACTTGTTAAAAGAAAAACTGATGAAGAAATTGAAAGAGTAATTGGAGATGATAAAGAAGTTAAATCATTTATGGTAGATGCTACTAAACTATTTGATTTAGATCAACTATCAGATGTTATGACTAACGTAAACATTAAAGGAGATAAATAATGAAAAACTACATTGTAAAATTTACGCTTCCAAGTGAAGGAGATAAACCTATAATAGGTACTATCGTAGATACTAATAGATTAGCAAATAAAGAAGGCCCGGATAGTCCAAATATTGTAGGAATTGACTACTACCAAGTAGTTGATTTAAAGGGTAAGGTTTATAGTATTAGTCCTGCTGCTGTACAAAAAGTAGTCGGAATACCATCATATAATGACTTATTGAATACATTCCTTCAATTGTTAATGCAAATAAGAGGACAAATAAGATTTAAAGAAGCCTTAGATACATTTAATAAGAATGAGAAAATTCCATTCAGAATTGAGGTAGATTTTGGCTCAAAGAAACTACAAGTAGTAAATAAAGAAATAGACCATGAATCAACGGAACAGTGATAAATTTGGCGCACAAGTAGGTGTAGTCTTAGAAAGATGTATATATCCTGATAGTCAAGGACAATACCTTTTGAAACATGAAATGGGTAATATGATTCAAGGAATACAAAAGATATTCCCTATAAGTAATGTTGAGAAAGTAGAAGAGTTTCATAGAGTATTTAATCATGCTATTAATTATAAGCCAATTGATTTATCAATTGAAGCTAACAAAGAAATGATGTATAGAAGATTAGGTTATCTAAGAGAAGAACTTAAAGAAATGGATGATGCTATATGTGAAGGAAATATTATAGCATTAGCAGATGTATTTGCTGATATGGAATATTTTCTACATGGTGGAGTAGTTGAAGCCGGATTAAAAGAAGTACAAGAAGATGTATTCGCTGAAGTACATAGAAGTAATATGAGTAAAGTATGTGATTCAAGAGAACTTGCTAGTGAAACTATGAGAATCTGGAAAATGGATCATATGACACCTTGCCATACAGAAGAACACGAAGGATACTTTATTGTAAAAAGAGATGAAGATAATAAAGTTTTGAAATCATGTGTGTACAGTCCACCTAACATTAAGAAAGTAATCGAAGATTATGACAAATGGTTGGAAAATAAACAAAGTAAAGAGTAAAGAACTGTATAATGTAATACTAAATTTTTGCTATGAATTGTATCCGAGATTAGAAAAGAAAGATGTTAAAGACTTAATACAAGTAGAAGCTCACGATAGAGATGCAAAGATAGCATGTATATTTATCACAGCTTGTAGTGAATTAACAAATAGAAGTATAACAACATTAGCACGTATCTATATTCAAGATGAAAAAACAGTAAAAGTTATACATAATAGATGGAGAAAGTATTATATCGACTTTAAACCATTACAATTAGATGTAGCTCTAGTATGTGAAAAAGTCCGAGAGATAGGATGTTAAAAAGATAAGCCCCTTAGATAAATCTGAGGGGCTTTCTTTGTTTAACCCAAACCACATCATAATGAAAAAACAAGTCGTTTAGAATATCATGGATTTTTCTTGTGTGTATCTTTGTACATCTAAAATAATTTATAGTAGTTATTACTTTTCTCTAAGTACAATAATCTCTGATATACTGATAGTCCGGGTAACATTCTACTTCCTATTACTGCTACCTTATACTTATCATTATATATTCCATTTTGATAACGTCTTTCATCATCTTCTTGGAATGGAAATTGTAAAGCATACCATCCTAGTTTATAAGCATCAGTTAAAGTTTTCCATGTTGCAGTAGGTGATTTAGTTAACTTAGCTGTTTCATTAAACCAACCATGAGGACTATATGTATTTAACTCTGTTACTGTTCTATCCATTTGATACAATAACGCATTAAACATTTTACTTTCTTTTAGTTCATCATCATCGTCACCTAACTTCCTTAACATTTGAAGCATTATAATAGCACCAAATAAGTAAGTCATTTCTAATACAGCACGTTTCACATTTGCTTGGTCAGTAGGAGATAATGTTAACCAATATACTTGAGCATTTTTAATGAATTGTCCATAATCCCTCATTACTGCTAATGCTGCTCTAAATACATTCCATTCTTGATCTTCACTCCAGTTCTTTTTACCTTTATTTTTAAATGGTATAGTGAAAAACTGAATAGCACTTACATAACTACCTTTGTCCATTTCATTTCTTCTTTCATTCCAGAAACTCTTTCCAAATCTAGTTCCCCATCTCTTATTCCATCCAGGTCTAGCCCAATGTCTGAATTGCAGAATTAATCTACCTAAAGCTATATTATTTAATATACCTTTATCTTCTCTATTATAGATACCATGTATCTTATGATTAACACCTTTTACTTTAGTTTTGAAATCAGCTAATGAATCTTCGCTAATTGTAAATCCATCCTTGACTGCAATAAATCCATCATTTAAAGTATAAGCATCTATTAATTTAGGAAAACCATTAAACTGTTCTTCTAACTTTTTTTCTTCGGCTTTCTTAGCCATTGCTTTCTCTTTTAACTCTCCTATTGGTAAAGTTACATCTATCTCTTTTATTACACTGGCTTTATAATCACTTAAACTCATTACTTTTCCATTCACAATTCTATGAGAATCCATCATTGCAAACAATGTTACATTTTGCATATAATGTTCTCCCATGTGTTGCATTAAATAGAAAGCATTTGTTTTCATATAAAACTTATGTAATACATTCTTAGTTGTACTACCTTCTATTGCAGTATCATTATGTTCATCTAATATTCCGAAGTATTTAATGATAGCATTTTCTAAAGATGTTGCTTTATTAGTATTACTATATGTATCGGCAACATAACTAACAACACCTTTATTCCAATGCTTCTTACCTACTAAATAATTCTTCATATTAAAGTGTTGTCCAGCAGCAGCTTCAATAGCTGTTTGTATTCTACCATAAACAACGTTATTTAATGCACTAAATGGGTTCAATCCAATACCTTTTAATGAGGTATAATTTTGTAATACCCTTGAAGCCTTAGTAATTTGTCCTTCATCTAATTCAAACTCTTCATAGAATACCATTTCTAACCACTTATCAAAACGTACATTATAGTTAGAACCTTTAACTAATTGTGCTTCTTGTTTATTAATCTCTATTCCAACAGCATTTCCTAGTTTCTTTAATACTTTATATGGATCATATACAGATTTACCACGACCTGTCACTTTTTGTACCTGCATGTGTTCAACATAATCTCTCATTAACAATACTTCAGCTTCAATACTTTTCTTATATTTATGTTTTGTAGCAGTATTTATAAAGGCCGGAATCACTTCCTGCATATTATAAGATATATTTAAACCATGTTTTTCTTTACTCTTTAAAGCCTTATTATGTTCTTCAATTAATTTATTAGTCTTTAATAACTTATTATAATCTCTAAAGTTAGTATCATACTTTTTATTAACTTCATTAACAACTCTAGCTTGATAATCTTTAACCATTTCTCCACTTTCTCTAGGAGGTATTTCATATAGTTTTCTTTCTTTTAAAAGACTTATGAAATTAATTGGTACAAATCTTATTTGTTGATTATTTTTATAGAATAGTGCCATTTCATCATTTCTATCTATATCATACATACCCATTTTCTCGGCTATCTTTTTAAAGATACCTCTATTGTCTAATGATACAGCAGGAATATATCCATCTTCTATAATTGTTCCTGTAAAATGTGACATTAATTGGTTCATCAACCCTGTATTAATATCTGTGAGATAATCATAATACTCTTTTAAGTGCGGAGTATTTTGTATTTTATCATATCTACTATCTTTCCATTTATCTCTAGGTATTGAATGTCCTTTTCTATCTACTTCATGTTTTGGATTTTTAAACTCATCCCCTAATACTTTTTCAACAAAAGTATCTCTGGGTTCTACATGTTCCCAATGTAAATTTCCATTTTTTAATTTGAAACTTCTTTTCTTTGGTAACATTTTAGTCCACATTCTCAAAGGTTTCATTTCACCTTTCCAATTCTCTCTATGATTATCTTTATACCATTTAGTAGATTGTAAAGTTTCTCCTTCTTTAAGATTATCTATTGCATTTTGTCTTTCTTGATAATAATAATCACTAGGAACATAATCTACTAATCTATCTAATTCAGCAAATAATTGTTTCTTTCTATCATCTGTAAGATTTTGATTTAATTCTCTAGGTGAATCTTCTAATAAATTAGCAATTTTTTGTCTAACATCATTAGGTACTTCATATCCTATTACAATTCCATTATCATCCTTATATGGTTCTAATAGTTCATCTACATATTCTCTTACATGATCTTCGGCTTCTTTATCTCCGAATAATTCATCAGCTATTTTACCATATTGTTCCCAAAACTCAGTAGTTGGTTGTGTATTTCTTATTAAGAAATCTCTAAACATTCTAGTACCACTTGCTCTAGCTTCTTTATAATCATCAAAGAATTGTTGTTTAAATGTAATAGATTTACGTTTAAACTCTCTTAGTTTTTCATTATATTCATTCCATGATTTAGCTATTTCAGGGTGTTGTTTTTCATCTTGATAATCTAATTGCTTTTTCTTAATAGCTCTTAGAGCTTTTCTATCATCAATAGAAATATTTCTAAAATCAAAATGACCAGTAGCCACTTTATATTTTAAATATATTTCTTCTCTCTGTTTAGCTAATTCCTTTCTTACTTTTCTAGCAGCAGGACTTAATAATAGTTGTACCTTGTAGTAATCATCTACAAATTCTTGTTCAATATTATCTAATTTCCATTGTTCCCAACTATATCTAGCAGCTTCATATTCTATACTATCTTCTCCAAAATCTTCTCTGGCTTTAGATATATTATTTAATTGTTCTCTTAATTCATCATAAAATTCTGCTCTATATCTTTGTACCCATTTACCAGTATTCTCTCCTAACTTATTTAATTCCAATATATCTTCATATCTTCCTCCAGCAGCTAAGAATTTATCATTTGCTCTTTGAAATTGTTCAGTTAATCTATATATTTCCATATCAGCTTTATTCATTTCTCTTGAATAAAACTTAGCAAAGTTTGCTACAATGGGATTATCTGCATCCATTAAAGCATCTAATTGTAGTTGAAACTTATTCAAATCTCTACTAGGTTTAAATGCTTGTCTTATATTCTCTTGTATTTCAGGATTAGATGTTATAGATGCTATACGTCTTTCTAAATGTTCATTGAATAGTTTATCAATACGTTTATCTACTGATTCTATACGAGCATATTGTTCTTTTAATGTTTTAACTAAATCATTTATTTTAACTCCTTCATAATCTAATAAATCAGTTTCTCTTTCTTCAATTAGAGTTAAATCTTTAATTTTTAACATTCCTTCTGTAAACAACTTAGCGTTCCACAAAAAGTTAGTTAATGCTTTAGTTTTAGTTGCTACATCTCCTTTTGTAAAGTCTTCATCTTCAAATTTCTTTAATTTATCTATAATAGATAAATTTGCTTCACTTTCTGATATAGTAAATAAATTACTTATATTATGATCTATAATAGTAACTAACGCTTCTCTTAATTGAACATCTTTCCAATCCTCAATATCTTGTGTATTTACATTCAATTTTTCCTGAGTTTGTACGATATTATCATAGAATTGTGAACGTGTTCCACTATTCTTATAAGCAGACATATCCTTCATTATATCTACTTTATATTCTTTTATAAAGTTTTGTACATCTTTATAAAAGTCTGAACGTTGTTTTTCTTCTCTATTTTCAGGAGTTAATGAATCATAAAATTCTTTAGTTACTACATCTTTATCTGGTGTTTCTCTTGTATATTGATAAGGAAACAATTTAGAAATAGATTCATAAACATACACTTGTTTTACTTGTCTATTACCTTCTTCATCATATTGAATATCCTCTGAAATAGTTCTTTTATATATAGTATATTCAGAATTTTTGATAGGAGCTTTGTTTCCTACTTTAGTTATTACATCAAATTTGATTTTATTAAATCCAACTTTACCACTCTCCGGACCTAATTTATCAATACTTGTAACTTTAACTCCAATATATTTAGCTCCTTTTCCTTCTATTCCATTCCATACATTTATCTCATCTCCTATATTTAGAGTCTTTTTGGTTTTCTGAGTAACACTATTTCTACTTCCTTGTACAATTTCATTAAATTGATCTTTTAAATCAACTTTTAAATATGTAAGTTTATCGTTGTTTGAAATTTTTATTATATTAGACCTCTGTAAATCCTTACTTTCTTTCTCTAATTGAGCAGCAGTAATAGTTATTTTACCATTAGGCATAGGTTTCCAATTAGGAAATCCTTTTCTAGTTTTTCCTATATCTTTACCTTTCTTATATGTTTTAGTATAAGCCATAGGTACTATAACAGAATCATCAGAATTAGCACGTTTAAACATTTCTTTAAATGTTTCATCTAATCCTGCTTCATTATTATTTAAAGTATCAAATTTAGATTTTAAATGATCTCCTATTCCTAATTCTTTTAGTATATTAACTGGAATTATTTTACTCCAACTATTATACGTAAAGTTTAATCCACTTTCCCAATAGGCATAAAGTATTAAATCTTTAGCTAAGTCTTTTACAAAAGGGTTACTACTATAATATAGATTATTAAATGATTCAATCATATAATTATCTTTATCATTGTTAATCCAATTCAACTTCAAATAATCTTCATTAGTAGAAGATTGTTGAATATAGTTTAATACATTAGTTACATCTCCGGGTTTTATTATATCTAAAAGTTGATCTCTAACTAACTCAACTTTATAATATACAGGGAGTCTATTAAAAGTAGCTAAATTCTCTTCTTTGGTAATATCAATATTTACATTGTTTCCAGCAGCTATTCCTAATATTCTATTCCATTCATCCTGTCCTATATTAAAAAAGTGATGGTCTGATAATAGATAACCATTTACATAGTTATTTATTTTCTTTAATAACTTCTCACTATTAATATCTCTACCAGTTTCAGTTAATAACTGTTGTACAACATCTCTATACTGATTAGTTTCAGATATAAATAAACCCTCTAATAAATTAAGTGATTGCCAGTTACCTCTGTAAAAATATTCTTGTACTGGTGGATATTTACTATCAATCGCTTCACCAAACATAATAGGATATATTTGTTTGATAGCAGATTCATTATCTATTCTTATTCTACTTCCTTCTTCTAAAGGTGCAAACTCATCTTCATTATCTTTGTAATCATTTACTTTTTGAATTACATTAATAAGGTTATGAGTTACTATTAAATCAGGCCCAGCTCCAAGTTTATCAGAACTTGTTGCTTTATTCATATCTTCAATGCCTTCGGCAGATTTTTTGTATAATCTAAATGCTTCTAATAATTGAAGTTGTGATTTATAATAAGCAATATCTTTTGTTTTATTATCACTTTGTCCTGTTTTTCTATCTAATATTTTAGAATGTTGTAATAAACTATCTAATTCATCTTGGTTAAATGATCTAATCTCATTAGGATTATATCCTAAGTATTTCTCAGTATCTTCTCTTTTGATATATATTGAATCTCCACTTTCAATAGATTGGTCAAAAGATTTAACTCCATATATCCATTCTCCAGTTTCAACTTCTTGCATTTCTTCTCCACCTAATCCATCATCTACTGGTTGCATTTTTTTCTCAGGATAAACATGCTTCTTCTTATTCTTTTTCTCTGGTATTTTTTGTTCTTGTTTAAGCAGTTTATATAAAGATGTTTGATAATCTCTTTTTATTTCTTCTATTTCTCTACCTTTTCCTTCTCCTATAATACCAACTAAATTAAGATATAAATCAGACAAATCTTTTAGAATTGGTTGTCTTATAAATGTAGTTGCATATTTGTATGTTGCACCTAAGTCAACAAAGGTTCTCCATATACCAAATGTATATGGGTTAACATTCTCAGGTAATGGGTCTTTTACGTTATCTAATATATTAGCAGTAGTTTGTGCTGCATATACAGTTATAGGTTTTCTTTTTGTTTTATCAAATATCTCCTCAATATTATTGTAATTATCCTTCTCTTTAGTCCATCCTATTAGAGTATGATTTACAATAGCTTTTGTAACTTTACCTTCTTGTTTTAAAGGAGTTACATTTTCAGCACCGTATTTTGATACTAAAGCATCATACTGAGATTGATCTACACTATAAGTTATCTTTATTCCTAAATCTTTTCTCAATTCCATTTTAGTAAATTGAGCAATAGATAGGAAACCATCTCTATTTACAGAATGCCCTTTTAATGTTCTTCCTTCCATTACTCTATTTCTAAAGTAGGCATCACCAATATCTGTAAATAAGTTTAAATCTCCTTCTTTAAAATCTAATAATTCTTGTACATATTTAGATGATGCTGTAATATCATCAAAACTATTAGGATTAACTACCTCATCATAATGTAGTGGACTTTGTAATATAGAAAAGAATATATCTAATATTTTATTGTTTCTTGCTTCCCTTGTATTTTGATATTCAATAGGTAAAGCTGCAACTTCTTTTGGTTGTTCTTCTTTTATATATTTATTATAATCATTTAATAAAGATTTTAAAGCACCTACAATATCTAAATCTTGTTCATTAATAAAAGTTGGTAATGCTTCATCTCCTTCTTTATATCTTGCTTTATTAATTTTACTTAATAATTTTCCGTTTACAGTACCATCTTCATTATATACGTATTTAGATTTTAATTCAGCTATCTGAGTTAAATTAATTGTCTTATTTGCCTCATATAACTTTTTATCTTTAATATTATTATCAAAGAAATCTTTAAATGTATCAGAGTTATAGATTTTATTTCTATTAGCTCTCATATATTTTTCTACTCTAGCAGCTTCATCTGATTTTTCATCAAAGTATTCTACTTTTGTAAACTTACCATCTATAATTTCATGTTGATATAACATAGTATAAATACTATCTATATCAAAGTCAGAACCAGATTGTGTAACAAAATCATCAGGCATTACTATTGTAGCACCTAATTCTTTTGGTAAAAATCCAACAACTTTAAATACAATGGTTGAGTATTTTCCTTCTGTTGGAATACGATAACCAACCATTTTATTTAATCCAGCAGCTTCTAATTCTTTAATATCAATCAAAGTTCCATCTTCTTTATAAAAATCTTTGCTCCATGCTGGTAATAATACTTCTGCTTCAATTACACTTCCACCACGTAATACTTGTGATTTAAGTTTTCTAAATACTACTTTACTATCTTTTTGTTCAATTGATTTACCCTTAGTTCCGTATTGTTCCATAAATACATTACTCATTTGAGCAGCATGTATTCCAGGAAATTTTTGGTTAATTACATTATTAGTAAATAGACTTGTTAATATTGACATCCATTTACTTTGTAAAGCACCATAATATAAAGGCATTGTTGGGTCACCTGTTATATCTTGTTTAAGTGCCATTATTGAATTAGCATCTAATCCACGTTTTAATGCTTCTCTTTCGAGTAAAGCTATTACACGATTTATATTTACTTTAGTGTTACCATCTTCAAATGTAACATCTAATTCATCCATTACTTCTTTAGAAGCAGAAACTATGTTAGCACTTACTAATTTAAAATATTCATTAGCTACTTGTTCTCCGGTTAATTCTCCATACTTTCCATCTAATTGAATATTATCAAGAATTTTTCTAGCTATTTGTACTCCTAATTTATTTTCAGTATCTTCTACGTGATATGGAATTTCTTGTTGTGTTCTTAAATCTGAATAATGATAAACATTAACTGATCTCATTAATTCTCTTTTCTTAGAAGCATCGAGTTTTACCATACTTCCTTCACTGGAAATATTCACAACATTTCTAGCTCCTACCTTTTCAGCACTTGCAAAGTTAACTTGTCCAATATTGTTTTCCTTCATAAAATTAACTAATGCTTCAAGTGATGTTCCTTTAACTAATCTAGGAATTAATACTTGAGCAGAATTTTTAACTTGTACAGGAACTAACATTTGTAATGTATCGTCAAACTTATATGAATAATAAAATTCTTTTAATGGAGATAATACTTTAGTCATATCTTCTGGAGATACATCTTTTCCTTTTTCAAGAGATTCTATAATTCCTTTAAACTGATTATATTTACCATTTATTTGTAAACGTTTTTTATACTCAGCTAGAGTTATATAAGATTGTGCATCACCTAAGTTAATGTTATTATATTTTTCTAATATACTTCCATTAGCTATTGCTTGTTTTAATACTTTTATATTCTCTGATTGCCAATAAGCATCAGCAATAGTTACTCCAGTGAATGACCCATTATCAGCATTAGAGTTACCACTTGCTAATAACTGGGTTGCTCTCTTTAATAAATCTTTATCATCTTTATAGAAGGCTTTAATTAATCCAAATAAATTACTCATTTCTACTTTAGCTATATAATGATTTATTCCATATTCAGCTAAAGCATGATTAATTTGTCCTACATTAGTATATATATCTTGTATTCCATCAAGATGTTTTTTATTAAATTTCTGAGATTGTTGTGCCGCCCTATAAATAAACTCATCAATTTTTGATTTTACTTTATCTATATTAGCTTGATATTTGAACGTATCAACAAATTTTCCTGTCCATATATCTTCTACATTATTTATCTCTTTAATATTATTAAACTTAAATACATTACCAATATCTTTCTGTTCTAAATTTGATGGGTCAAAAACAAAGTAATCCCCCATGTTTTTAAATCCTAGTTTAATACTTTGTTTCTTAGAATCAGTTCCCTCTTTATAATGATAATTTTTTACAAGTTTTGTTACATTTTCTTGTCTTAATTTGTAGTTACCAAACTCATCTGTTAGTATATTTATATGACCATTACTATCCTTTTCAGTCATAAACATAAACTCCATAGCATTTGTCATTCTTTGATAATCTTGCCATACAGTTCTATATACTGCTTTCCATATTTCAGATGTTCTAAAAGATGAAAAGTCTTTATCTATTAATGATTGGTATTCATTCTTACTCATAGGAATTTTATTATGATTAATTCCTATTGTTCTTCCTCTATCAGCAGGAAGTACCATGAATGATGTTATACCTAATTTATTTCCATCTGTTTTATTGATACTATTAAAGTAATTAAGAATCTTTACAGATTGCCAATCATCCATTAACATATCAGTATATTCAGCACCTTTTCCTTCTGTTGTATTTCTAGTTCCACCATCTAAATGATAACTGAATACTTTATATGCTAAATCATTTAATTTAACTGGTATTTTAATTCCATCTTTAACAACATAATCAAGTAATCCAAATGTACTACTTGCGTTCATATCATTAAGATTATTTCCCCACATCCAGTTATAATATTGTGAGGTATTATCTTTAGTATATTCTACTAACTTTTCAAAATATCTATCTTCATCACTTTTACTTTTGAACCATTCTGATATAGCATCAGGTTGAATGATAGATTGAACCATATTAGTTTTTACATTCATGTAAACACTATCAGTTCTATGCTCATTAAATGGTGCAGTAATTACTGCTAATTGCATTACATTACCATATTGACTAAATGTTACATCTACATTAGGATTACTATTAGCTTTATTAATATAATCTAATAAATAATCTATACTAGATACAAATTTATCTTTAGTTAATCTTTGAGTTATCCATCCTTTTTTATTAGTAATATTTAAAGGTACTTGATTGTAATATTTTCTAATATTACTTTCTTTTTCTAACTCAAATTTAATAGCTTTATCAAGATTATTAGTAGTAATACCTAAATCTTTATATAATTTAGTTAACTGTTTTGATATAATATCAGTATCTAAATTCCCTCCTTCATTAAGATATTTTACTAATGTATTCTTTTCCTTTTCAATTCCGCTTATAACATCTGAAGTATAATATCCATTAGCTATTCTATTTTTTATCTTAGCTACAATATCATCTGCTTCTAATGTTTCATATAATGATTTTTTATTTCCGTAGTCAGGTTTTACTTCAAACTTATCTCTTAGTTTTTTATATAGTTGTACAACTACTGCTGGTCTTTGTTTATTAAATGAATGATACCAAGCATTAAGTAATTGTTCATTTTCTCTTACTCTATAAAATATATGATAATATGAAGGGTCTATATTTTCAGCCATAAATTTAATAGCATCTAACATCTCATACTTGTCATATTTTCCAAGCATGTTATTAGCTATTGTATTATAGGCTACATTAAAACTAATTGTTTCTCCTAATCCAGATAATGTATTAGTAGTTGGTTTATATTTTAATAGTCCTTGTTCATCTACATACGATTGGTTTGCATCAGCTTTAGGTGTTGTAAGTATTAGTAATTTTATTTCAGCTAATACATTATCTTTAGAAGACATTTCCAATACGGCGGTATCATTCCAATTCTTTTCTAAATATTGTTCAGTAAATTGTTCTATTAACTCAGGACTTATATTGTACTCATTAGTTATATACAACTTAGATTTCTCCCATATCTCACTATCATACTTACGTAAATTTTCTACATATCTATTGTATAAATCCGCTTGTTTTTCTCCTAGATTAGATATAAAATCGTTGTCATTAATTTTATTTCTAAGATGTTTTAATATAGCTATTCTTATTCCATCTATTCCCTTTCCTGAAACATTAGCATCTTCTAATGCTTTTACATCTCCTAATGTAGATAAGAATAATCCTCCTGTAACATTTATTAAATGGTTCTCTTCTTCTCCCGTAAATCCTTCAGTTATAAAGAACTCAGAGGACTCTTGATCTTTCTTACTTTCTTTATCTCCAGTATTTCCTACTTCTTCATATAATTCTCCTTCTTCAGTTATACTATCGAACTCATCTCCAAAAGCATCTCCAAGTTTTTTCTGAATATCAGTTTTATTACTGTGTGCTTTTAAATCAGTTATATTATTATTGAATTGTTCATTTAATATATCAGTTAATTCATCAAGTTTTGAACGTCCTGTTATTTGATTAAAAGTTTCTACAATTAATCTTTTCAATTTAGTCCATAAACTTTCAGGTTGATTATTTTCACCTTTAACTTTAATAGAATCTAAGAAAGCACCAAATACGGGTTGAGTTAATCCATAAGTTACTATCTCTTCTACTTTACCTGAATCAACTAATTCTATTACTCTATTAATAAAAATAATAGCATTTCTTAATTCATTTTGTTGATTATTATTAAGTGCATCAGGTGTTGCATTAAATATATATAATGATAATCCTATTCTTTGTTCTTGTGTAATTTTTCTTTTTCCTTTTTCTTCATCAAACTTAATAGTTGCCCAAAAACCTTTTAACTTAGTTTCAAATTGTTTTCTTTGTTCATCATTTTTAAGTCCATTAGCTATTACTCCATGTACTAATTCATGGTTAAACGTACCTAACCTATTAGAACTTGACAAACCTCTTATTGCTTGTGTAAAATATACTTTATTTTCTTTACGTGTATAAGCTCCTTTTACATTATTTCCTATTTCATCTTTAAAAGTAGGTCTTAATTTTTGTTCAATTTCTATATTTGCTTTTATAGCTTCTTCATATAGAAAATTATATTTTTCAATTACTGGTAATAATGTATCAGCACTATCTTTTGTGATTAAACTTTTAGCAAATTTAACCATCTCATTATCTGTTTCTTCTCCTGCTACTCTTTCTTGTGATAATTCATCAGATGGAGTTTCAAATTCAGGTTTAATATTAATAATTAAAGGGAATCCTACAAAATCTTTACTTCTATTGTTAGTTAAATCATTTGTAAAATTACTTATTTTATTTCCCTGTCCATCTAATACTTTTCCAATGTTTGTTATAAGTCCACCAGTTTGTATAATATAGTGTTTATAACTATCATATTCAATTCCACTTACAGTATCATAATAAGGGCCATCTAGTTTTAACCAGAAATAATCTACGTTTCTTTCCAACCCTGTAAATAATCTACTCAAAAGTTTTCTTACTTCATCTTCTCCTTCTTTATTAGAGTTTACAACTTTTCCATCGTAATCAACATTGATACCACCACCTTCTGTAAAGAATATCTTTACAAGTTTTCCATCATGTTTAAATTGTACTCTATTATCTACTGTTTTTTCTTCCTCACCAAACTTAACTTTCTTTTTAGCTCCAACTAAAATTTTAAATCTACCATCATCTTGTGTATCTTCATCAGGATAAGTTTCACTTACAATAGTAATACTTTCTATCTCATGTTTTAATTGAGTTAACTCAGCATTGTCTAATCTTATTCCTGATTGTTGTAGAATAGGTCTTAGTTGGAATATATAATCAGCTAATTTATCAGACAATTTTTTCTGATATGCTTTAGCTTCTTTTAATGTATCTGATAATTCTCCTTGCTCTAAACTTGGACTAATAGTTAATCCAATATTAGTTCTTATTAATGGAATACCAATTCTTTGTTCTCCAGATTTTAATACAACATATTCTCTACCAGCGGCAAATTCTTTTCCTTTTAGATTAGTTACCTCAAACTCAGGTATTCCAGTTTTAATTGGAGCTAATGTTGTTTTATCATTTTTTCTAGTTGTAAATATATCAAAGTCGTAATCATCTTCATTATTACCTATGCTTTCATTTACAGCTTTATATATAAGTTTTCCTTTATCATCTCTTGATGTAACAACTGCTCCACTAGTTAAATGTGCAATTTTAGCTTTAACAACTATACTCTTATCGGTTCCAATTACATTTCTTATTCTCCTTAGAGTTGTTAAATCTCTGTTCATTTTGTCATTCCAATTACCTAAGTTCTCAACAAGTTCTTGTTCATTAGGTACACCAGATTTAAAGAAATTATTACCAAAGAATAGTATATTAACTAAGTGGTCTAATCTTGTTGAAAAATTCTTTTTGACATCAACTTTAGCTTCACCTTTATTTTTTAATACATCTATTAATTCATCATTTTCTTTTAATCTATTTAACGCATTTAATCTTTCAACTCCTGTTAATGTTCTATATTCTAATATATCATTATATAAAGGATTAACAAAATCGGATATTGAATTGAATCTTTTAATACGTTCTACTAGAGCTTCTTCACTTTCTAAATATTTAGAAGCGTTAGCATACGATATAGTATAGTTTATCCCAGGAACATTAATCATTAATGGAACATTGTTTGCATCATCAGCAAATTTGTTATATAATGGATTAGATTGATCTATTGATATAGATACTTCTGTTCCTACTTTTAATTTATTAAGAATATAATCTATAACTCTAGCTCTTTCTTCATCATCAATAATTATATTTCCATCTACTCTTTTCTTATTAATTGGGTCTTTAATAGATTTCTTTTTAGTAGGATCATTTTTATACACAAAAGGAGATGTAAATACATTTAATAATCCTTTACCTCCTTGTTGTCTTATAGATTCACTAATAAAATCCGTATCAAATTGTATATTATCAGTTTCATTATTTAACTCATCAAATAAAGATGTTCCGCCCAGTTCTTTTTGCTTTGCTTCCAGATAATTCTGGAAGTTTAAAAATTCATCTTTATCTAATCCTAATTCTATTATATCATTTTTTATAGTAGCTAGTTCTGTTTCAATAAATTTTAATGTTCCTTCTACATTATTAGCTGCTATTAATTGGTCTATTTTATCTTTCTTTAAATTTTCACTCATGCCAAATTCTTTAACATTGAATTTACCATCAGTATAATCTGTTTCGTCTGTCGTACTTTCATCAGCAACTTCTTTCTCTATCTCTCCAGTATCTTGAATTATTTTATTAATAGTTCCAGTTTTACCAGTAAATATTGCTGTTTCTCTTTCACTTAAAGGTTGTTTCTTAATTATTTTGTTAGCTATCGAATTTAAGATTGATTCATCAGCTATATTATTATCAATATAATCTTTGAATTGTTCATCAGTGATAGGTTCAGTAGGTTTACTTCTTTCTATTTGTTCTTTCTGTACATTTAAACCTCTTTTCTTTTTCTGTATATCAATATCAGATTTAGATACTTTAAATCCTAAAGCATCTACTTCTTTTTGTAATTCGTCTAATTGAGTATTATAATCTCCTTCAACAGTAATAGCAGCTAATTTATCTTTAAGAACTTGTAATTGTTCTTTGTTAGCTTCTATAAATGCTTGTTTTAATTCTGTTTCTACTTTCTTAACTTCTTTAGGAGAAGTATCAACAGCTACTTTTTCTACTAGATACTCACTTGCTCCATCATAATAGATTTTATCTAGTGTATGTCCTACTATATCAGGATTCAATCCTTTTAATAAAAGATCATTTATACTAGCTTTATCTAATATATCTGCTAGTTCATTAGCTCTCTTAGTATAAGATTCTATTACACCATTTAATATTTTCTTTGTAGTAGGATTTTGATTAGATAATTCTTCTGTCATTAAATTAATAGATGTAGTAAGGGCATGTAGTTCTAGTATTCCATCTACATTTACTCCATCTTGTATTAATTTATTATAATGAATATCTTCTGCTTTTAATTTAGCAAGTTTTCCAGCTATTACATTAGATTTACTTTTAATAGTTTTTGAAGCAACATCATCTTTAATAGCTGAATTTAATATAACTTGTTTAATAGCTTGATTAACAGGAGTTGTAAATAATCTATTAGCATATTTATTATAGGCTGATTCTACATCTTTCCCTATTTCAAAAGCACGTTTAGAAAATATTACTGCTTCCTCTGGACTTAATTTATACTCATTCTCTAATTGTTTAATAAATTCAGGATGTGCAAAGTATTGTTTTAATAAATCTGAGTTACCATATTGAGCAGCATTAATCCACATATCAGTTAATGCTTTTTCTTTAATATCAGTGATTAATTCATTTTTAGTTTTTTCAATTGTTGCTTCATCTCCTGTAATTTCTTCTCCAGTATAAGGATTAACTCCATTTTTTATTTGATTTAATAAACCAAATGCGCCCTGTAATTTAACAGTACGGCTTTTAATCTCTGTTATTCTTTCTCTATCAAAAGCATTTCTATCAACACCTTTGAATTTATCCATAGCCCATCCAGTAGCTCCAGCTACTTTAGTAAATACTGCTCCTCCTCCAACTCCCCAAAATGCTGCTTCCCAAGCGTGTGGGTCAGATATATATTTTTCTAATCTACTTCCAAATGATGGGTCGTATGCTTTTTTTAATAGATATTTACCATAATTATTTCCTTCTTTATTTCCAGCATAGTTTATAAATTCTTCTGCTCCTTCACTTAATTCAAATTTAAAACTACTTCTCATATCTTTGAAATATAGTCCAAGTTTACTAGGTAAACTTTTTTCAACTACATCTCCAAGTATTTCTTTTTGAGCTAAATTTACTGTTGTTTTTTCTCCTAATCCACCAATTAGTTTATTTCTTCCTGCTTTAATTATACTTCCAGGTTTGAATCCAAATAATAAACGAGATTGTAAAACATCAAATACAATATTTACCGAATTAATATCATAACTTCTCCAAGCAGCTTTACTTCCAATACTATCAGCAAGTTGTTGTTTACTCATCAATTTTTCGTCCTCATCTAATCCAGCATTGTTTTGTTTCCATGTTTCAAAATCACCATCACTCATTGGATTAAATAATTCCAATGCTTCATTTCTAGTTTCTAATAAAGTTTGATTAGCTTCTCTAAAGTTTTCAGCATGTCGCATACCAACTGCTGTACTAAATATATTAGTCCAATATTTTCCTTTTTCTCCTAACATTGGAATTTTAGCTCCAAGTTTGGTTAGCATAGTTCCTTTACCAGCAACATTTGCTAACTTAGATATTTTATTTACATATCCTAAAAATTTTCCAGTATATCCTACTGCTTTAGCAGTTCCTAATCCAGGTATCAATAAAGATAACGAACTTGCAACACTAACTCCATTATCAGCCCACCACGCATAATCTCTTACATCAAATGCTTTGTTAGGATTTTCTCTATATATAGGCATTTGTTCTTTACTCCATTCAGTAATATTGTTTCCAATATCTGTTAAAGCATTACTAAATTCATGTGGGTTTCCAGTATTTCTTTCAATTATTGCTTCTGGTATATCTAAAATAGCTCCGACTCCTGCAATAGTTTGTCCTACAATTTCTCCTAGAACAGCTTGTCCTAACATATTACCAGTTTGTGATAACCAAGATTGATTTTTAGCTTTTAAATAATCATCTAATGTTCCTAATCCAGCGGTATTTTTATCTAATGATAAATAAGGATGCTCTCCAAATATAGGAGCATTTGCTAGTTTAGAAAATTGTTGGTAATCGGAAGGCTGCAAATTTCCAGCTAATGTAGAAATCCCTGACGGTTTATCAGTTAAGTTTTTTGCAGCATCTAAATTGATACCATTAGAACCTTTATTTGGTTCATTGGAACTTGGTAATATAATCATAAATACTATTAATTAAAATCCTATTGTTGTGTTACCTGAATATCTTACTCTCGGTTGACTATATACATTATATTGTCCACCTTGCTTAATAGTATTATAATTATTAGTGTTGGTTAAATTATTATTTACCCCACTATTTGTTTGATCTGTATTGTATTGCATGGTAGGAAGTTGTACACCTAATGTTCCACCTGCATTTGACATAACATTGTACATATCTATGCTGAACTTAGTTCCCATTTCCCTCATTGCATTATCTGTCTGTTCTAATAATCCTAAGTATTGATCTCTTAATCCAGCATCTTGTGGATTGTTTACCCATGCTGTATGAGCTTGGTCTAACTGATTAGCTAGATAATCTAATACTTCACTATTTCTCATATTTACAGTTTGTCCATCTTTTACTACTGGTGTACTTACATTACCAATAGAATTTCTGGTTGTTTCCATTTCTTTTAAAATGGAAGTATGCCCTGTAATTATTGCATCATTTTGTAGGACATTATATACTTGTTTAGTATCTAGTCCATGTAGTTTTGTATCTCCTGCTGCTGTATTTACTTTTACAATATCAGTAACAGTAGGTGTATATTCTTTATATAAGTTTAATTCAACTGATTCAATTCCTGTTGGTTTTCCTTCTTTATCTAATCCTTTAACATTCTCACCAAATCTAAATATTTCTTGCCCAGTCATTTCATTAAAGGCTTTCATTTTATCTTTATCCCATCCAGCCTTCTTCATTTCATCATAAGTATATGTTGCATTATAATCCATTACAAACTTTCCATCTATTCCTTTATAAGCTCCTTGTATTCTACCTGTTCCAGTAGTTAACTTATCCATAGTAGTAACGAAATTAGTCAATAAATTCTTTTGACTATCAGTTAACTTTGACTCCTTAAATGTTTTATATGTACTTCCTAATTGATTAGCATCAACTCCATATTGTTTTGCTACTTTATCTATTTGTTCTTTAATCTCAGATTCAGTTGAATATTTATCAGGATATTGCCATGTATTACCATAAGTTAAATTAGTTCCAGTAATTACTGCTTTCTTTTCACTTAGTATATCTTTTAAAGCATTAATAGCGGGAAGATATTTTAAATCATCCTGTTTAATACCCATTTGTCCTAATAAACTATTATCTCCTAATTTAGCATACATTCCTGCTCCGTTAAGAGTTCCTTCATCACCAAGTAATGCTTTAGTCCATACTTCTTGATTTAATTGAGTATATGTTCCTGGTTCTATTGCAACTAAGTCCATATAAGGATTAGTATTATCTAATTCTTTCATACTCATTTCAAAACTTTGTTCCATCTTTAATTTAGACATCCAATCTTGATATAAGTCAACCTTTTCTTTAGTATAATCCAACCATCTGGCTGCTGGATTAACTGCTTGTTTCATGTGTTCTTGGTCCCACATGTTATTATATATACTTGTTAAAGCATCTTGATTTATATTTCCATTCTTATCAAATATGAAATCATTCATATAAGGGTCAGACACAAATACTTGTTTATTAGTTTTACTATTTAATTGATAGTTTCCTAATTTACCATCTTTAACAACTAATCCAAATCTGTCTGCAAATTGTTGTACATTAGGTTGTGTAAATACTAAATCACCATTTGCATCTATTACTCCAAAATTTGCAAAATCATCTACTGATTTTTCCCATCTCATTCTATCTTGAAACTGAGGATTTTGTGCTATATATTGCATAGCCATTTCATTAGCATCGTCTTCACTTATTTGTTCTGTTGTTCCAAATTTTAAATATCCACTTCCAGCTCTTGTTAATCCTATTGTTTGTAATGTATCAGCATTTGCATCTTTAAGAAAATCTCTAGTAACCTTAGCCCAATCTTGTGCATCAGGTACGTGCATACTACTCCACATATTACTATACTTCCCTGTTACTGGGTCATATTGTAATTGTTTATTATTCTTTAATGAGAACATTGTTTTCCAATTGTTCACATCTATTTCAGTTACTTTACCATCTTTCCTTCTAGTTTCTAAATCTCCTAAATCTTTATCATACATTGCTTTATCTTGTAAAGCTCCTTGTACCATTTTATCATTTGCAAAATCATAACTAGCTTGTTGTACTAACCAACTAGCATCTTCCCATCTTCCACTTTCTCTAATTCCTTTTAATTTACCTTTTGCATTATCTAATGCACCACGTATAATAGGATTATTAACATCTCTAGTTGAGAGGTTATTAATCATTGTTTCTAATTTGTCTTGTGCTAATCTTGTAGTTTTATATGTATCATCTAACTTCATGGCCGTCATATACATTTCCTGTATAGGCGCACCAGCATATTGTGGTACATAGTTGGCATAAGAATTATTGACTACATAAGGACTAGCCCCTTCATCAATATAAGTTTCTCCTCCAACGGGATACTTTTTAATCAACATGTTTAGAAATCTTTTTCAGTTTTGTTAGTTCCATTTAACTCATTATATAATTTGATAGCGTCTTTAGTATCTCTACCTGTACGTTTCAAATCTTTAATATCCCCTTCAAGCATTGCAGGATATTGTTTATACACATCTTTTAAGAATTGTGTATCTTGTAAATTTGCAGGAACTACTCCTGTATCTCTAAATTGCTTAGATAATATTTGCCATTTTTGTTTATCTAAATCTGACATGTTTTTCTCTGCTTGTTGTTGTCCATAATCAGATACAGCATTGGCTACATTACTACTCAATGATGATAATATTCCTTTTTCTCTTAGAGCTACATCTTGATTATATCTATCTATATTAGCAAAATTATGTGCTGATATAGATTGATCGTTTAACATTTTTGTATTCTCTAATTGATTCTCTGTATTTTCTTTTGTAGTATAAGCTGAGTTTTTAGCAGACATGGTGTTAACATCTGCTGCCATTTTATTTACTCTAGCTATTGCACTACTTGATGTATTAGCATCTATATCTTCCTTCGACCCTCTATTAATTCTATCAATTGCTGCTAATTGGTCATTAATATCGAACTTAGTATTTAATGGTGCGGCATTAATTTTATTTGGAATAGGAACTTTAGGAGATGCTAATGTAGTTGCAAGATTAAACATATTATCTACATAAGGAGCTATACTAGCAAATCCATTTCCTTTATTATTTGCCGGACTATTATTACTATTCATATTAGAAGGTTCTACTCCTTCAACTTTAGGTGTTGGTGTATAACTTTTTTCTAATGTATTCTTATTTATAATATCATTAATACTCTTCATTATATCCTTTGTAGTAGGATTATACGTATCAATTGGATTCTGTTTCTCTCTTATATAATAAGGATTTTGACTATTATCAGCAGTGAATTGTCCATTATTATTAGGCATTCCCCAAGCTAGATTTTGAGTTTCTGTTGGATATAATTGAACCTCTGGGTATGGGTCTGTTTCTCCTCCATTTGGATAACGCATTGCCATTCCTCCTTTTTTAAAACCTACTATAAAATTTTTCAACATATTTTCATCTGTTACTTGTTGATTATTATGTAGAGTATCAACTACTGTATTATTATCTAATATATATTGTCCATATTTATCAGTAGCGTATGGATTTAATCTAAAGTCTAATGCACCTTTATAATAAGTACCCTTACTATTTTCCTCATTAGCATCTACTCCAGTGTGGTGCATAGGAACCCAATATTGTGATGTATATTGACCTATCCATCCATCTACATCTGATAATGATTGTGGAGCATGACTTCTATTTATTTTAGTACCTAATGTTGGACTATTATAGATGTCATTATAATATTGTTGCATTTTCTTAACATAAGAATCTTTCTCATATTTAAAATTAGGATTAGATTTAGTATATTCAGTCCATATATCATTACTTAAATTACCTTGACTTCTATCTAATTTTGTACGATCTACATTATTATCTGTTAAGTATTTATTATAATAGGAAATTAATCCAGTCCAATCTTGTATCTCTTGTCTAGTTGGTACAGTTCCACCATCAGGATACATTCCAATCTTCATTCCATCTTTAGCAAATCCTGCCATTCCTCCATAATTACCATTCATTGATTGTTGAGTCTGAAATAACTTCTCTATTAAGAAATCACTATTCATCATTTCTTTCTCAAATGTATCACTTAAAATTGGATCAATTATTTTATCATTAATGTTCTCTTTTCTATCTCCATATTTCTTCATCGTCTTCTGCTTATCTTTCAATAATTTAGCATGACGTTCTGCAAATGTTTCTTTAGTTCCTGGAACTTTTAATGAATCACTAAATATTTTATTTCCATCTACTGTTTCTCCTCCTTCTGCTTCTATTATATTTCCTTGTCCTGTTGCAATTTTAACTCCACCTTTATCATGTTGTTTACCAACAATCACCCCTTCATTCTCACCAGTTACACTAGGAACTATTGTTCCACCTTGTAATGGTTTCATTCTTTGTTGCATTTCTTGAGGAACAGCCATTCCTCCATAATTAAAATATGATGAAAAGTTTGTTCCTTGTGTTGGATATTGATTTAAGTAGGCTTTATCTTGAGTTATTTGTTGATCTCTTGCCATCTTCTCTTTCTCTTTCCTTTTTTCTTTCTCAGAGAAACCATCTATTACAGAAGATATTAAACCACCTACTACTGGTATTTGACTTGCTAATCCACTAAATACTCCAGCACCATCTACTTTTCCTCCTGCTATTCCTTCTGTAATTGCTGGTGAAACAGCATTAGAGAATGCTCCAAATAATCCTCCACCCGCACCACCTAACATATCACCCATTCCTCCACCACCTCCACTTTTTGCTCCTTCTAAAGCTCCAGCAGCACTTGATTTTTCACTTGCTTGTTGTAATATTTTTCCTGTTTTTGGGTCTATTAAATTTCCATATTTATCATACAATTCTTTTTCATAAATTGCATCTCCTCCAGTTCCAAATTCAGGAGTCTTACTAGAATTAGTAAGATACGTATTAAATGTCTTATCTAAATACTCATCGTATTTTTTATCTTGTTTATCAAATGAACCAAATGCAAATCTATTAGCATAGTCTTGCATTTCTTCATTATTAGTAAATGTTACTGCTCCATGTTTTTGGAGGTCAGCAACATCTATATTTTTTCCATCGTAGTTAACAAAGTATTTACCTCTACTGTTATCTACATTAAATGGTTGTTGTCTATTCTTTTTACTTTTACTCATGTGTTACTATCTAAAGTTTTGCATGTAGTTAACTATACTGTCATGGAAGTAAAAATCTTTTTGGATATTATTGTCGTAAATATAGCGAACAATTACGAATTTTCCAAGTAAATTATCTTTTTTAAACCAAGTTTTTTGTGCAGCTATGTTAATAGTATTTACACTTCTATCTTCATTTATTATAGGGTTGTTCTTATTAATTACCATATCTCTAATCTCATTATAATTCCAGCTTCCTTCTATAAATCTATTATTTCTTTGGAACCATAATAAGTCTGGTACAGCTATTATTCCAGTACATTGATCTGTATTATATAAACATATATGTGTAAGAGTTTCATTAAAGAACCTTGTTTCATTAACTTCTACTTCTGTAACCCATGTAACACTTTCTACTATTTTAGTAACTTCAGGAGATTCATTATGAATCATATCCCAATATGAAGGATATACAGTTGCATCATAATATATTCCTTTTATTGTTTTAATGTTATGTTTAAATATTCTTCCTAATGTTGAAGTATTATTTATAGCATATATTCCTGATCTATTATGAAATAAATGATTAGGGTAATAATCGTGGAATGATACCCAACCCCCTTGCCCTTGATTAATTTCTGGACTATATGATATAGTCCACTTTTTATACACAAAATCTCCAACTAGAGCTTGTGGTCCACCTGGCTCTCCTACTATATGATTTTCTACTAAAGGTCTATATATAGGATTATCATCTTCATCAAACTCTTCTAATATTACTATATTACCATCTACTAAAAAAGCATCTCCTATTTGATCTTCATCTATATCTGGAGATAATATTCCATGATATATTACATCGTCATTAAGTCTTATATCATTTTTACTAATTATAACTCTATTGAATTGTTCGTCAAAAGCTGCTGTTAATCCAAACTCAGTAAAGGGATTATCTATATCTAATGTAGTATTAGTATTAGCTCTCATCCAATTACGAACATTTAAGTTACTAATTTCTTTTAATGCTCCATCAAATATAAATATTTTTCCTTGTTGTCTATCTAAAAATACATATCCTAATTTACAAGTGAAACTTGCCCATTGAGATTGATTTCCTGCATACCCTTCTCTTGTAGGTAATACATTTTGTGGAGGTCTATCAAATACATCACCTGTTCCTATATATACTTCTGTTATATCAGAAGATAATTTGTCTTTATTTAAAGCAGTATATAAACTATATTTCTGATGTATAATTAAAGTCTTATCAAGAGTTTCTAATTTCCATACTTCTCCTTTATCTTTTTCTCCTTCGTGATATTCATTAGCTCTGAATTTTCTCCAAGATTCACTTTTTTCTTCATCTTGAGTTACATCAGTTCTTGCTACTCTATATGGTAGTTTATCTATAAATCTATCATACGGACTCCATGAACCGGGAAACTTTAAATTCATTATTGATGAATAGCTAGGGTCATAATCTATATCTACACTCCATTTATTTGGAGCATTAAACCCTAAATTTTTCTTTCCACTTCCCATTAGTAAATGACTTGGAATCTGTGAAAAGTCATTACCTCTGTTTAATACATAATTGTAATTAGAATAACATGGAAATCTAAAATGTAATCCTAATGCTGTATTAATTATATGTGTATTCTCAAGAGCTTCATCTCCATCTATATGTGTACAAACACTTAAATCATTCTCCCAATTAGTATTAGCTGGATAATAAGTAGTTCCAGCTTCACTATAAAAATTATGTTTAATTGAATACCCTGTAATAAATGTATCGAAATTAAATAATCCTCCTATTGGGCCATTTACTCCAGCATTTACTGGATGAATTAATTTACTTGCTAATGCTAAATCTTGTTCATAAAAATTAGTATGAACATTTTTTATCATACTCATTATATTACCAACAGCAAAATAAAACAGATTTACTTTTACTTCATCATGGTCTGACCCTGGATAATTCAATTCATCTCCTTGATCGTTAGCATTATCAAAACCTCTTCTAATTCTATATCTTGAAAGTAAATCTGTACTTGTATTTTCAAATGTTGCTCTAATACATGCTTCTCTAGTATTATTAGATATAGGAACAGTAGCGGAATTATTCTCTGGAATATATTCAAATTTCTTTATTGCTCTATATGCAAGGTTATCTGCTATCCAAGTTGTTCCAGTAGTATCAGGAACACCTGTTAATCCAGGCCCAGTAAGAACTGGTCCAGGAGGATTTCCAAGAGATACTGGAGAGTTTACGTTAGTAGATATATATTCTCCTTTTATGTACCTTGCATTAACACTTGGTGTGTTATGTAATAAAGGTATATCATAAAGTCTTGCATGAGCATTACTAATTACAGTTCCGGGAGTATAAAATCCATTCAAATCAGGCCCACTTAATGTAGTATCGTTACCATACATTGCCTCTCTATATATAGGACTTGTTCCTAAAACTGTACTATTATCTAATGTTTTAATTGCATAACTAAATACAATTCCTTGTATCTGGTCTTTTAAATATTGTGGTATTTCAATATTATGAAATCTTATCTTTATAAACTTATTAAGGTTAGCAAAACTTGTTCCACCATACATTGTTTTCAATCCTGGCATTCTATGATGTCTAACCTTTTGTCCTCTTAAATCAATTCCTCCTGCAATAGCATTTCCATCATAATCTATTGTTCCATCATATTCATCTAAGTTAGGATATGTTTCATCTTCATTCTCCCAATATCCCGGATACTTACCACTGACAGGATGATTTATATTTGCTGTATCTCTAGTATGAAATAGTTTTGCAGAATCAGCAACACCTAATGCTGCTTCATCAGCACCAAATTCAGCAGGTTCAGCAGCAACAGCATTTGTTACAGTTTCATCTTCATCAAAAGCAGTTGCTCCAATAGTTATTTGTTGAACTTCTCTTCCTGGTATATGCATACCTTTTCCAATAGTTCCATCTTTATATACTGCGTGAGCATAAAAAGCATATACTTCCCAAGGTTTTAATGTTCTTACTCTTAAACAATTCCCCGGATTAGCATACCATTCGTATCTTTTATATATACTTTGGAATATATTAGGAGGTAGTGCATTTGCTTGTGTTAAATCTTCTATACTTTCTGTAAACCAAGATACTGAAATATTATTAGCATACTTCTGAAATCTTAATTCTTCTTGAGTTTTTAAATTACCAGCACAAAGTCTTTTATTATTATATGTTCCAGTTTTAAATCTAGTATAGTTTACACTATCAATTAATATTTCATCAGGAGTTAAATCTCCTTTAAATTTTCCAGTCCATACAAAATTGATTTGTGTTCCAGTTATTTCAAACTTATCAATATATATTGCTGTTTTTACTTTATTTACTTCCTTAATTGCAGCAAGTTTAATATACTTAAATCTAGTATCAATATTATCAATTGTAATATCTATTGATACTCCACTATTTCCATCTTGTTTACTTTCTTGATAAAGATTACTTACTTTAAAATCATTACCATTGTCTGTATTTAATATAAAAGAATCATGGTGATACTTAGCAATAGGAAATGGATGGGATGGTAGCATCCAGTTTAATTGATCGTCTTCACTTACCTCATAAGATGTTACTAAATAATATACTCCTGGGTCTATATCTCCACCTGGTTTAATATTCCCAATGGCATAGTTTGGAATATTCATATCAGGATATAGTAACATTAAGTTTTGTGCGTTACTAGATGTAAACTCTTTTGAACCATTTACAGGAAATGGTAAATTAGTTAGATTTAATAATCTTGGTCTATTGCTATTTGTCTTAGTTCCATCCCAAAATGATATGATTAAATCTCCTTTCCAATTATATTTGAATATACCTTCTATTGGACAATCCCATTGAAATTGTAATAATTGTAATCCAACAGTATCTTTACAAATTGTTGTATAAATACCTAATTCAAAATATCCTATTTCACATATAGAGCCGTTTCTTGAAAATACTACTGTTCCTAAGTTTGTAGGAATAGTTCCAAGTATCTTTCCATTAACTTGTTTTTCTAATTGTGCTCCATCTTCATTAGCAATTGATCTAAAACCTTTAGTAACAAGAATGTTTTTAGCCCAAGCCCATCCTTGTCCTTTAAGGTTTCTAGTATCTAACGAAAGTCCTTGAATATTCAGCACCTTAATATCTATTAAATGTTTTATCTTCGTATGTATCAAATAATAACATAGAAGAATTTTGTCTTATTTCTTCCATCTCTTCAGGAGTTGGAAAACTTAAACTATTTTTACATCTTGCCAACCACTTTTCAGCTCTTGCTTCACAATCTTCATATTTGAATACTGGATGGCTTACACCACCAGCTAATATAATTGACATACAATACCATTGACAAGCTATTTTAAACTTATCATTGTCTGGAACCATTAGTTTATTATTTTTATCTAATGGTATTTTATAGTAATATACAGTTAAACAACCTTCTTTAAAAGGAGTTGTAATTGTATTCATATTAAAACTATAATTTCCTATATTTTTATCACATATTTGTAGATCATTATTAGCATGTGCTACATTTGAACTCAAATCAATTTTATATCCATTATATGCAATTGCTCTAAGAAATTTTAAATCACATGGAAATTCACCTTGATAATTCTTAATTTTAATCTTTTTAAATACTTTGTTATATATACGACCTACACCTACAAGTCCTATAAAATCAGCAATATCTTCATCTATTTCTCCTAACCAATCGTTAGAATTTAGTTTGAAGATTCTAGCTATTCTTGCAGCTATTATGTCGGATGATATAAATAAATACCTACTCATTATCTTATAAAGTTAATCATTACATCAGGATTTCTTCTTAGCATTGCATATATTCTACCAACAAATGTATCTTTACTTGCTCTACATGTTGGTACAAATAAAAACTTTTCCTTTATTGATTTCTTTATTTTTATACTTTTTGGACTCCAATAAACTTGTGGTCTATATGGGTCTGTGTAGAATACAATCCAATCATGTCCATTAGGACATTCAGGACATTTAGGAATTAATCCTCTTTCTAATAATTCATATCTGTTTTTTCCAGATTCAACAGGATTAGCTCTTCCTTTATATGTTTTTCTTTTTACTCTTTTTATGTATAACTTGCCGAACTTGAACATATTTAATGTATGTCCTTCAATCATATAATCAATAGCTTTATCATTAAATCTTTTAATTATAAATGCAAGTTCTTTAAATTCTTTTATTCCTTCTTGTTCTTCTAATTTCTTCTTTATTACATTTACTTCATTATAAGTCTTAACGTACAAATCAAGTTTAGACAATATAACTCTTTTGTCTTTACTATCCCCCCAATATTCAATATCTCTATCGCTTATTCTTTCTCGTATATTTATTAATTCAATATCAGCAAATGTTTTCAGTAAATTTTCTTTACTCTGAAGGTTTTCTAAATCTACCTTCTTATTTTCATTTACTTTACTCTTATATACTTCAAATATTTCTTTAAGTCCGTTAATCTTTAGTTCACTCATTCTTCTTTATTCTCAAGTTTAGCTTCTATTTCATCTGGTTTCATTAATTGAAATTCACTACTTAAAATACCATTAACAATAGTTCTTAATAAATCAGCAGGAATTGGATAAGGTTTATCATCATTCATACAATCATCAACACATGTATTAGCATCATAAGGATTAACTAATAAAGATTCTGCTTCTACAAATTTAATTTTTGTACTACCTCCTCCTACAACATAACCAAAGTTATTTCTTTCATACCAACGTATAATATCTTTAGTTACTCTATTATGTTTAGTCTTTTTTACTACTTCAAAATCTGTATAAGTAAAATCAATTTCTCTACCAACACTTCCAAAGAACTTAAATCTTGTGCCACCAGTTCTTATAGTTTCTGGTAATATTCTTTCAGTTCTTCTTACTGGACAATCTAAACTTATATAACAAGTATCACCTTTATCAACTAATATTAAAGGGATAATTAATGTTTGATAAAATTGTCTATCAACATAGTTTCTTTGTAATGATTGTTTAAGAAACTCTGCCCTATAATAATTAACTGTAAAACGTACTTGATCTTTGAACACTTCATTGAAATGTTCTCCACGTATTGCAGCTATATGATCTGCTATTTTATTTATTGTATTATGCAATTACTATTGTATTTTAAGTAATGTTAATACTCTTGGAGAACCTAATGATACATCTCCAAGTCCACTTGTTTGTGTTATTTTAAGAGAAACCATCTCTCCTAATACGACTGAAATTTTAACTGTAAATGAACTTAAATGTACACCTACATTGTTTGTATTCATGCTAAAGGTTGTTCCTACTCCAACTGTATCAATAGCCATCCTTGCAGTATAACTACTTTGTCCTGCATCATTAGTACTATGTGAAAATGATATAGTAGCTAGATAATCACCAGTAGGTATATCATCACCAAAATCAAAATCATTACTAGTACCTGCTGTTACTGTTACAGCATCTACATTTGTTCTTTCATAACCTAACGCACCAGCGGCTATTGCTGTTTCAACAGCGGCAACGCTTGGATATTTTATATTACTACCTGTATCAGCAGCAATGTTAGTAGATTTGTTAGCTTGATTCTCTGCTACATATCCTATATTTTGTTGAGCTATTGCCCAATTAGCTTGTGTATTTCCTGGAGTATCTATAAGTGCTCTTACTGTATCTCCTATCTCAACATTTAACCCAGTTGGTAACACTCCAGCTACACTAATAGTCCATATATCTCCTTTTTTAATAGCTCCTGCTACTCCACTTCCTCCACTAGAAGGATATGCGTTAACACTAGCATCAAAATTTCCTCTATCATCCCATAGTCCTACTACTAAACCATCTGCATAAGCCTTTGCATTTGTTTCTGCTGTTGCAGCAGAACCAGCAGCATCAAAAGAAGCTGCAACTAGAGCAGCAAGAGCAGCATTATTTGATAATGTTAGTAAACTTCTACCGAAAGCAGTAGTTGTTAATGCGGCAATAGCTGTTAAATCACTATCTAATGGTTGAAATCCAGCTCCTAATTTATCTAATCTTGAGATTATTTCTTCTAATAACTTTTCTTCAGCAGTCATTTATTTTAATTTAGATAGTTCGTTGAATAACTTTGCTAATTCTTTATCACCAAATACTATGGCAACTCTTTTACTTATTTCAAAATAGTATCTACTTTCCATTTGAATATTTTCGTAATTCTTGTTTAAGTTCTCCTATGATTAAATTTTGTTTTCTCTCTCTAGCTTCACATTCTTTTTGAGCTAATTCTACATGTTTAACTCTTTCTTCTGTTCTAGTTAAACGAGTACTTAGAGCTTCAATAGTTTTACTAGACGCTTCTACTATTTTTGCTGCTGTATCAGCTATAAGATTATCTTTCTTTTGTCTTCCTATGATAATCCATGTAATAAACGTAGCTAATGTACCACTACTGATTGCTGTTGCTATTACCGTTTCCATCTACTTTCTCTAAAGTTTCAGTTGTTTTTGTTTCAGTTGTTTTTCTATATCCATTTCTTAGTTCAACTAAGTTCTGAAAATTTACATATCCCCACAATAACCCTATAAAAATTACATCAAGACATGAACCTAATAGTAGTTTATCTGGGTCTGTAATCTTTTGCATAAATGATACTCTACCATAAGCATATAAAAATGTTAGAAACATTGCAGACATTCTACGTCCACTCGATGTTCCATTCTGTCCTTCCATAGATGCTTTCCACCATAGTACGACATCTTTTGCTTCTTTATATGGTACTTTCCACCAAGTAGTTTTTTCCATTTTATCTTGTATATCCAGCATTAACATATAAATTACCTACAACAGGATTAGTAGGAGCAACATTTGCTTTAGATCCTTCTGAATAAGTTACAGCAGCAGCTCCTCCAATTGATACAGCCACGCCGTCAGTAATTAATCTTGCTCCCATTAAATGAATTGCTCCACCTGCACTTGTAATAGGTATCACTCCAGCACTTGCAGCAGTACTAATTCTTGTATTATTAACTTCTAGTTCTCCTCCTGTTTGATTTATAACAACAGTAGTAGCTATTCTTGAACTTTCAAATATTACAGCAGATGCACTAATTCTTGCTCCTGCTATGTTTCCTCTTTCAATCTTAAATACAATTTCGTTTCCAACACCAGTACATCTAAATAGTTCACGATTAGTCAATTCTATATCTCCAATCTTAATATCAGCTTTAAATGTTGTATTAGCCTGTGCATCAATGAATCCGTAAGTATTTGCACTTACATCTGACATATAATCTAATTCGACTTCTAGTTTACCATCAATTACAGTAATCATTTGTATATATGCTTGAGATGCTGCTGCTCCTGGCATTTCAAATGTTTTAGCTTTAACTTTACATCTACCATTCCAAGACATTCCAGCAGAATATATAATAGCGTTGAAGTTACTACTTGTTGTACATCTACAAACTCCTCCAATTTCAGCATAGAGATTTGATGTATCTTGTAATCTGAAATTCCTTCCTGCACAAACATAATCTCCTCTTACCTTTAGATATGTTGTACCATCTCTTAATACCATACCATTAGATATATTTGAAACACTTACACTTTCAAATTCCAAATGAAATACAGCAGATGGATTAGTTCTTATTTGTAAGAATCCTCCTCCGCCACCATCTAAATCTTGTAATATTGAATTACCTAATATTTTAACTGGTTGAGTTAAAACAACTCCTCCAGCAGTAGTATCAGCATTTAACATATCTCCTACGCTTTGAATTGTTGATCCAAGCATTCCCCATATTGTTAATCCATCTACTAGTATACCTCCTCCAGATGAATGTGTTCCGGGAAGTAATAAAATTAATTGACCATAACTAAATAATGCCACAACAGCATTAATTGATTGAAATGGTAAATCCATTCTTCCTACTTGTCCTGTTCCATCATCTCCATTAACAGGGTCAACAAAATATGTTGCATTAATTGGAATTTCAACTGTAATAGCTGCTATTGCAGCTTGTAAATCAAATAATGGTTTATATATACTATTCAAAACTTCAACAGCAATTATATCTCCAGCATTTCCTGCTGTTATTGCTCTTCCATATACAAATATACTATTAGTTTGATCTCCTACATTAGTAGGTCTAATCATTCCAGTAGCATTAACCATTACTTCATTATTTACTACTATTGTATCATCTGCTTTTACATATACAAAATTAGTAACATCTACTATTGCTTTTCCATCATCTGTAATTCCTACAAGTACACCATTAATAGGTTTAGTATCATAATATTCATTAGTTACTAAACTTGGAGTTGTTTCAATAAAGTCAACTTCTCCAGGTGCAGCACCAGTTACAAGAGTAGCTGGTATAGCTCCATTTGCAATTTCATCAACTTGTACTAAACTGAATCCAATATCTACTGCTGTATATTTAGCACCAAAAGTATTAGTAATATAATCTGCAAGATTTGCAGTAAATTCATCACTAGTAGTTGGTGGACTAAATGGCCCATTATTCATAACATCACCTTTAGTAATGTTTACTTGAACATCAAGAGCATTAGTTATTGTGCCAATAACAAGACTATTAGCACCAACTGGAATACTAGTAGTTTGTAGAAACCACATTCCGAATTGTGTAGTAGTTACAGTAAAAGCATCATATAATATTGCATTACCTCCTGCATCAATAGTTACAGCTTTATTTATATCTCCAATAGTTAATGCTGTTGGAAATTGTTTAGTTCCATCAGAAGTTGTAAGTTCATCAATAGTATTGATGATAGCTTCAATCATTCTTCTATTTGATTCTGTTAATCCACTTTGGGATAACAAAGATATAAGTTCTACTTTAGTCATATTATTGTACTTTGGTTAAAGTTAATATTCTTGGAGAACCAATTGAAACATCTCCTACTCCAGCTTGATTTGTTACTTTTAAAGCTATTGATTCTCCTAATGTTATTGCTATTTTTTGTGTAATAGTACAAACATTTTTCATTGTATTATTTTGAATCATTGAAAATTCATTTCCTACTAATACACTATCTTTAGTTAATCCAGCTTTATATGTATTAAAAGTTACATCTCCTCCAGTATGACTAAAAGTTACAGTTGCTATATAATTTCCAGTTGGTATTGCATCATCAAAAATAAACTCAACATTTGTTCCACTTCCAACTAATATTGCATCAACATTACTATGTTGATAAGCTAATGGAGGGATTGCTGAAGCTGCTACTGTTTCTACAATATATACAGTTCTACTAAATGTTCCATCGGTTCTAATTGCCTTAGTTATTTTTAAACCAGCAACAGTATTAGTAAATGTTAATGTTACTCCAACAGTAGTTCCTGTTGCAGCAGCACTAATTAGTATTGTTCCATGTGTAACTCCTGGTGTAAAAGATATTACATAAGCTCCTGCTGGAATATCTGTTCCTACTATTGGGTCACCATATGATAGTTTATTTCCATCTGCATTTAATACATTGGTAATACTTGTACTTGTATTAGTATTACCAGTCATTGTAACAGCAGTATCAGAAGCTCTCAATACTGTATCTATTTGTGGTATATGTGATGGTCTTACTATATTAGCAAAAGCAGTAGACAAAGCATCTTTATGTCCAATAGCTTCCAAATAAGTTGCTAGTCTTACTAATCCCTGAGCAGTTTCCGTAGCTGTATCCTCTACATTCTTTTTAAATGTAATACTATTAAACAATTTGTCAAATACAGTTCCACTTGGATAATGGTTTGCTAGAAACCTATTATATTTAAGTGTAGGAGTTCCGTTAATTGTTACATAATATTGTGTTGGAAAACCTACCTCTTGGTCAGGTTTTGGTCCTACATTCACAGCTACTTGACGTAGGAAAAACTCTCTAAATTCTATATACATTTTAGTATTATTATATTGTTTAACATGTACATGGACATACAGTTTCAACGTTAACTGTACAGCTATATAAGTTTGCTAATGTTTCTTCTATGTTTATTGAAGTTGTTTCACTACATGATTCAGAAAATTCTAAAGGTTCTACTTCTAAATCTATTTCAATTCCCATTCCTTCGATTCCACCACTACAATTAGTAGTAACTCCTTCACAAGGAGATGTAGTTGGTTCAACTTCAAATGTATTTTCGATTCCCATTCCATCTATTCCACATTCGGTTATAGGTGGTAATGAAAAGAATCCGGCAACTTTATCTAAGTCAATACCATTACAAGCAAATTTTTTCCTTTTATCTTCGTAACAATATTTAGTCTTAATTTCTTCCCATGTTTTAGTTCCACCATTTAATATACTAGATAATATTCCAATATAATAAATAGCAGCATAATATTGCATTGTTTTGAATTGTACACAGCTTTCTCCTTGTATATCTTCTTCTTTCCATTGTTGCTTATTCAAAGCTAATATCTCAGCCTTATAATACTTGAAAGTATTATTGATTGCTATTTCATAATAGTTAGCTTTATTATAAGTTCTTAGAAACATATATTTATTTACATCCTGTACAACCAGATGATGAAGATGTTTTTACACCATCTCCACATCCACTACAAGGTTTATTACAAGCTCTACAATATTCATTCATTCTATCTAACACCATTTGAATCTCATACAAGTCAGCTAATTTGTTAGGTAACAATGCTTCATATATAAAATTGAAATTATATTCTTCATTTAACATTGAAAAGAATGTATGTGCTGTAAGCATCATACTATTAAAGTCATAATATGCTTTACATGTATCTTGACAATCTGCCTTACATTTGCAACATATTATTTTATCTAATGCTTTTAATATACACTCTTGTAATGCACAATATACTATAACTATAAATGTTTGAATCGTTTCTCCATCAGTTATAGTAAACGTATATATACCATCACTTAAAGTTATATCTTTATATTCACCAGAATTTATTTCTACTACTAAATGTTCTACAAATTCACTTGTCGTATTTAATTTAGATATTACAATTGATCTTGTAGCAAAGCTATTATTATAAGCCCTGTAAATATTACACTGTTGTTTCTTCACTTCCCACCAATTGCAAACATGTACAGGAAGATTAAAATTACAAGTAAATGGTCTTATTTCTCCGCCCCCAGTTACTACATATACTTCTGATAATGTAAATCTAACTATATAATCTCCTATTGTTGGATTTACTAAACCATAAGCATTAGCTATTGGGTCAAATACATATACTGGTGTAATACCAGTAAGATTAATGATTTGTGTACCTACTAAAGTACCATCATTATTATATACTGAATAAGTTAATTCCAAAGAATCGAAAGCATAACTATTATTATCATTTACCCAATATGTTTCTAAATTTCCGAAATCTAATGCTGGATAAATGTTTGTTGTATTAACATTAGTTATACAATCTCCTACACATGTTTCACATGTAGCTGTTAAATTTTGAGTAGGTATATCTGTTTTCTTTAAGAAACTAGTTAATCCTCCTACACAACTATCTATTGGCGTACTTGGCCCTCCACAACATCCTTCTTCATATAATATTGTAGTTTGTTTTACACTAATGTTACTACTACATATTACTGTATTTCTAGTGTTAGCTAATGTAACACCATCAGCATCTAAATAAGATACTGAACCTCCTGAACTATCCAACTTATATAAATATAGGGCATTTGTATAAGGTTGATAATATCCAGTAAAACTACTATAAGCTCTTGTTTGTTCTCCTGATACTACGTTATTAGTTTCATTTATTAATCTAATATCCATATCAGGATTATCATCCACAGGTGTTCCATCTCCATATAGAACATTAGGATTGTTTCCTAAATCATATCCAAATACTTGGAATATATTTTGATACAATATATATCCAGCTTTAGATACTATAATTTCTACTTTACTTTTCATCCATACTTTAGGTATGTCAATGTTTAAAGTATAGTAGTCAGCGTTCTGTATTCCAATAGATGTTACAGTATATCCTGCACCACTTACAATAGGTGCTGGAAATACATAAGTTGATACATCAGCAGTATTCCATACTATTGTATCATCAACTTTCAAAACAATACCTAAATTGACATTGTTAAGTACGGCAGCAGCCTGACCACAAATCAAGTAGTCAGGTGCGCCGCTATTACCAGGTGAAAGTACTCTAAATCTAAGATTCATTTGCTGACATTTGAATTTAACTAGTTAATTAGATACTGGTGTTTATTAAGCACCAGTTTCAATTGGGTCTGTTAAATCAAATGCTTTAGCCATTGTTGTTGCAAAATCAGCAGCTTCAAATGTTGCAGCTCCATCAGGAACAGCAAGAATCAATGTTTGTTCATTCTGCATATCTCTTACATGAGTTCCATTCTTTTCCTCATACCAACTAATCACCCATTGGTCATAGTTAATTGCAGTATTAGTTAAGAATGAACCACTAAAGAATTTAGCTGGAAGATGTACTTTGTTTGCATTTCCACGGCTATCAGAATATTCTTCTTCAAGAGCAGCTACTTGTGCCCCTAAACCTCTTCCGATAAACATGTTTAAGGAGTTACTTGCTCCTTCTTTTTCAATTGTAGAATTTACAAATATTCCATCTCTTCCAATTTGGAACTTCATTCCATATTTTGCATCAAGACGTAATCCTACGTTTACTCCTACAATTGTAACAGATGCAATAGGGAATAATGGGTCGTTCTCTGCAATTTTAGCATCAATTAATGCTTTAACTCCCGCTAATACAATTGCATTTGTAGCACCTACAAGCAATGTATATTCAAAACGATATGGGAATTGTGTTTCATCTAATGCACCATCTCTACGAGCAAAGATATTTAATATTGCTTGAGTTCCTTCAACCAATGTTCCGGGAAAGTTTAAAGCTCCTGTTGCTCCATCATTTCCTACAAATTGTCTTTCATTTACTGAAGCGACATAAGGACATGAATCAACTCTAGCCTCTCTCCTGATAATATTTGGGGATTTAAGAACTAATGTTTCACTATCTTGTACTCCAATAGCTACATAAAATTCTTTAATGTCATCAAATACAGGAGCAGTAATATCAATTAATGCACCTTCTGCAAAAATTGCAATAGCACCTTTAGCTAGTAAGTCTAGCTCATTCATGTTGGCTATGGTTCCACCACCAACTTTAGCTGCATATACGACATCAGCTAATGGAAAGATTCGTTTCATATTTTACTTGTTTTAAATTAATTTTTTAATAATTCTTGATTGTTATATAGTAAGCCTTGAAAATTTCCTGCTTGTAATATTGCAGCTACTCTTTGTACGGCTGTATCTACTATCTTTTTTTGGACATCTTCTTTGAACTCTAAAGTTCTTCCTAAATTAATATCCATTCTTCTTGGAAACCTTATATATTCTAATACTAATTGTTCTACTACAAAAGTATTATCTTGAAATATAATTACACTCTTATTTTGTAAGTTACTTAACGGACTATTATACTTCGTACTTCCAAAAGAGAAACTCATCATATTTCTAGTATCTTCTCTATCTATAAGTCTGTCTGAGTAATAATTTCTTTTAATTGTACTATCAACAGTATATATTTGTAATGTTAATTGTTCCATTGGAATAATTATTCCACCATTCATATTTACAGATATATTTGTAAATGATGTTTCGCTTACAAATATAAATGTATTATTATAATACTGTCCATTAAACTCTTCCCAATATATTTGTACTGTTTGACTTGTTCTATTTATCTCTTCTAATATTAGATTGATTAATACAAACTTCAAGTCTTTATCACTAAACCCATTCGGGTAATAATTATCTAAATCAAATAGAAGTGTTGAACTCCCTGTATTTAATGTTAATGAAAAATCCTTATAAAAATCAGTGATAGTGTTTACTGTATCATCTACTAAAACAAATTTACTTATATATAAAGTTTTGTTTGTTAAAGTCTTTTCAATTCCATTACATTTATAAACTGTTTTAGATACATCATCTATCAGTTTAAAATAATTAGATGGTAATATTGCGTACATTGCATCGTCAGCATATCCATCAAACTCAATTCCTGCTTTAAAAGTAGTTAATAGTTTTGTTGTTACAAGATTCTGATAATCGTCATATCTAGCTTTATTATCTTGAAACTGTTTTCCTCCACTTACTCTAGTTCTTCCTTTAGGGTGAATTTGGTCGTCAATGAGCTTTAGAGCCGTATCATTTAATACCCAATCCATTTCCTCTGGTTCAAAGGCTCTATACCTATTTGAACTCATCTTTTGGAGTTTAGTATCAAAATCTATGTGGCACTCTAAAGCTGTCATTGACAATCAATATTATAAACTAGCTAATGGGTCTACTGTTTCTTCAACTTTAGGTTCCTCTGTTTTCTCAACAATAGGTTCCACTTTTTCTTCAACCTTAGCTATTGTTTCACTTTCTTTTTTTAATTCTTCTACTACTTTAGCTTTATATGATAATGGGTCTTGATACTTCAATCCTCTATCATTATATACAGCATCAAGTCCAGCTAGAATTTTAGTATAAGTATTTCTATGTTCAGCTTTTAATAAAAATGTAACTGCATCTTCTATACTTACTCCTAATCTAACTGTATCTCCTCCCATTGGTTGATAAATAATAGTTTCACTATTATCTAATCTTTCAAGTACATTAACGTTCAAACATCTAAATATAAATGCTTTCATCATTAATTGAGGGTCTTCGCAGAAGTTTTTAAACTTAGTGATTTTTACATTCTCACTATCTTTATCAACTGTTTCAGGAGTTGATAATTTTTCTAGTATAATGTATTTTTCATCTTCACTCATATCATACGGAGCATATCCATATAATAATAATACATTATCCAATTTAACTGGGTCTGCAATTAAGTCAAGTCTATATCTTAATGCTTTATTATTAAGATCAACTCTACTTCTTGCACGTTTGCTTTCTTCTCTCTTATCTTCAATATAAAAAGATATATTGAAACTTGAGTTAATTTCATCAAACTTATTTGCTACTCTACTATATCCTAGACAATATTGCCATAGAACATAATTAGCAGGATTTAATGGTTTAACTGTTTTACCAAATACTTTATTGTATCTAGTTATATCACCACTTTTGTAATCATCATAGGCTTCTTGAGTTGAATACTCAACACCTACCTCTAATTCTAATCCTGTATCGTATGGTACTTCTACTGTAAGATTATCGAAATAATCTGCTACTGCTTGATTCCATCCGGGATTGTTATATGCTGTTCTTATAATATTAGGAAGAAGAACCATTTTTTCTTCTTCTGTAATACAATTTGAACCATTTAATGAACCTCCTATTTTTTTCTTTGTAAAAGAAGGATCATCGCCAGTACCTCTCCGTACATCACGGAAAGGTACTTGCTTGATCAAAATTTTTCTATACTCTCTCATTCTGCGTGTTTTATTTTATTGTTTATATATACATTATAATTTATCACGACACTTATATTAAGATAAGTTACATTTTACATGTAAGCAAAACTCATTGCGGAAGATGTTTACGGTCTTAGCTCCCAAGTAGTGAACTGAATCACTATCAAGGTCAGTAGAAACTACTTTAGCTTTATTACCTACAACACTTGCAGCAAAGTTATCAAAAGGTGCTGGAGCCATACCAATTTCAGCACCAATGATTAATCCACGTCCTTTTTGTTTAACCATTTGTACGTTACGTTTTCCGTCATATACTGATTGGTCAATAAATACAGCTTCGTGAGAAGTCATTGGTAATCCACTAATAGGATGTCTGTCAGCAGCCTCAGCACGACCTCCAAAGTCGAATATTGGTGCTTTCACAACAGTCATTTTAGAACCATTGTTATGAACAAATGTTTTGAAGAAACCTCCAAGAACAAGTGCATTAGAACTTCCACTAAGGAATTTATCACCTGTTCCACCTTCAATTACTTTCCACTCAGCAGCTTTTGCTTTCATAGCATCATCGAAGTCATTTGCAAATCCTTCTCCACAGTACATTACAAACTCTTTATTGTCTGCATCAGTAGCACCGTATGTACTATCACCAATTAATTGATACAATTTCTTGTATGTTAATTGACCATAAGTATCATCATGTGGTACTTGTTGGAAAATACCTGCTCCGATTGGAATTGGTAAGCCTGATTCCTCATCAATTAAGTCAATCTCTCCTTGTTCATTTCTGTTATACAAAGATTCCCACATCCACTCTTCACACATTTCCATCCACTCCATGTGATGTTGCCACATTTCGTATTCTAACCAAAGGGTAGTTTTCTTACCTGCTCCGGTCATAAATTCTACTTCAACAATTCTATTTGATACGTTACCATCCCAACGATATGACTTTCTCATAACGTTCAACTGGTTCTTCATCTTTCCTGGGAATTTAGCATTACTTCTGTTTCCTTTTGATTTAGATTCAGAAACGATACCTGGCCCAGTCATTGACCATTTACTTCCAGCTACTAAGTCTGAGAATGGACAATAGCTATGTTGATTACCACTTAATAAGATCAACTTATATTGATAACCATTTGCTACTTGAATTGGTGGAGCCATTACACGGGCTTTTGTACCAGACCTTGATACAATTGGTGATTGTTCGATCAACCATCTACTAGCAAATACTACATAGAATGGTGCTCTTCCTACTCCGGGTTTATCAGTAGATACATAACCGTGAGATACTACTACATCACTTTTTTTACTTCTTCTTTGTACAGGCCAAGTAAATTGTGCGTCTTGTACTTCACGTCCATCAGTTCCTCCATTTTGTCCTTCTGTTAAAAAGGTTAATGGGAACTTATCACTGTCACGTCCACCTAAGTGTGTGATAACAGTTGATATTACATCAGGTTGAGTAATTAAGGCATTACTCAGACTGTTTTCATCAGTATATCCTTTACTGTCATACCGATCTTTGTAGATAATCTGTCCTTGCATTTTAATACATTTTTAAATTAGTATTGTTTATTTATTAATATTCTATTTTCCTACTGGTTTTGTTGCATCCCATACAAGTTCATCTAAAGAAGATGGTATATGGTTTGTTTTTTCTATTATTACTTCATTGTTTTCTTTGGTTAAGTTTTCAGTAGATTTCATTTTAGTTAATGTTTGTACTTTAGCTACACCATTCAACGTTTGTAATACTGTTTTTAAATCTGTTTTTTTGAAACCATAGATATAATCCAAGAACAAGTTCATATCCTTATCTCGTTTCATTGCATCAAGAGCAGCTTGTGAGTGTCCTTTTCCATCCACATCAACAGATATATATTTAAAGAACTCTTCTCTTTCAGTAACAGGTATTACCATATCACCTATTTTACCTTGTTCTTTTACTTGTTTTCCAATTCCATCCCAGTGTTCTTGGATTTGTTGTATTTGTTGATCTCTTTCAGTTTTAAGACGATTCATTTCATTTGTCTTATCCTGAGTTTGTTTAGCAGCTAACGCATCAACAGCAGCTTTAGCTTGTACATCTAATTGTTTTCCTTCTTTTGCGTATGTTGCTATTTGTTTCGCTTGTTCTTCAGGAATGCCATTATTAACATGGAAATTTACAATTACATTAAACTTCTGATCTTCTGCTAATGCTTTAACATCAACTTTACTATAATCAATTTCCTGTTTGAAATATTTACTTGGGTCACCACCCATCATTCTATACTTAGTATATTCTTCTACATCTGGCAATGCTTTGAATAAACTTTGAACTCCTATTTTCTGACTTTCTTTTACTACATCAGCTAGGTACTGATTTCTACCTTCTTCGGTAGCTTCATAGACTTTTGGTTTTCCATCTTCTCCTAGTGGTTTAATCCCCACTACGTTTATCATATTATCTAAATAAGCTCTATTCTCATTTTCAATAGTTTCTATTTCTATCGCTTCTTTAGTTTTAATGATAGTTCCTTTATCATCTACTTGATTACCTTTGTCATCAAACTTAGGTTTATTTTTTTCTTCTTCTGCCTTAGCAGCATCTAAGTCTGCTTTAGATTTAACAACTTCTTTTTTATCATTTAGAAGATCACCTTTTTCATTAAATGATACTCCTCCAAATTTATCAGCTATTGCTTTATCTTCTGCACTTAGTTGTACACCTTCAGTTTTTTCTTCTACTTTCTTTTCTTCAGTTTTTACAACTGGTTCAGTTTTCTCGATAGTTTTTTCTGTTCCATCAAGTTTTACTTCTTTGGCTTCTTCTAATTTGCCATTATTTCCAAACAAATCATTTTCAGTAATGATGGGAACCGTGTTCAACACGATAATACTACCGAATGGTTTAGAATCTTTGATTGGCATATTTTTGTCCATACGTCAAATGTATTTAATTGTTTATATATATCAAAATTAATAATTTACAAATGTAAACAATAATCAATAACATATACGCTTTTTTTGAAAAAAAATTTACACATTATTGACTTTTATTTTCTTTTGCTACTTTCTCTTTACTTTGTCTATCCTTTTCTTTATCATTCATCTTATCATTATGAATAATCATCTTGTTATTCTCTTGCATCAACTTATTACTACTATCAGTAAAGCTACTTATATTATTCATAGTTGCATCAGTAATAGCATTTATGTCAACCAATTCTTCTGGAGTAAAATCTGTATTCTCCATTCCTTCCGCTTTAATTGCTGCAACTTTAACAGCAGTAATGTTTTTCTTATCAGCTATTCTTTCAGTTCTATCTCCTTCTTCTTTAGTTGCTGCGAGAGTAGCTTGATTAATTCTTTCATTACTATCTGTGATTTGTTTTTGTTTAGCCATTTCATATTCTCTTAGAATAGCAGTATATTTTCTAAATGCTGCTTTCAAACTAGCTACATTTTTAGCTTCTGCTACTTCTGCTAACATTTCAGGGTCACGGTCATTTTGTGCCATACTGAATCCCCATTGTTTCAGAATATTTAAACTTTCTGCTTCAGTAGATGTATCCCTAACAAATATTCCATATTCAGTTGCAGCATGTTCCATTCCATCAATATCAACTTCATATATCTTACCAGTAGGATTTACAAATGCTCCTCTCTTACCATCTATCCAAGCTACCTTGCTATAATCAATTAATCCATTTAGTTCTGATTCTATAAACTCATCGAATAATCTAAACAACTCTCTACTTGTTGTGAATGACCTTACAATAGCTTCTTGTGTAGTTCCTTTACCAGCACTTTGAGTTACCTCTCCCATACGTTGTGGATTGAATCCAATAGAAGAATAAAACTCTTGTTTCAATCTTTCTATTAATTCATGTAACTGAATTATATGAGAAGCTAAACTCATGTCTACATCTTTTAATGCTTGAATAGCAGCAGCAAAGTTAGGATTAGTTTCATCTATAAATAAATATCCTAGAGCATCTCCATAATACATAAATTTATCTTCATCCCATCCTTCTTCACTAGGTATTAAACCTTTAGGAATAAGAAGTAATTTGCCTTTATTTTTGTTTACTTCTTTTTCTAACTGGTATCTCAATATATTAATTAAAACCTGCCATTGTATTCCCCTTGTTCCCCAACTATAAGTTCTTCCATCATTAGTTAATTTAACTAATCCATTATAAGGAAGTTTACAAATAGATTTATTATCTATTTCATTTCTTTGTATTGCAACTGGTCTTCCTCTTAAATGTATATGATGTCCTTGACTTAAATCAATTCTAGTTCCTTCCCATACTTGGTCTATCCAATATTTCTCCATCGAAATATCTCCAGCTTCTTTATTTAGAACATAAGTTTCATCCACACATTTTTTATCTACTTTACCAGTTATAGGATTATTAAATGTAACTTCATAATAACATCTTAAACTTTTCCATGTTCCATGATATACATTAAACCTATCACCACTATGTTCATTCCAATTAAACTTAGCTATCTTCTCACCTAAGTTGACGGAAGATTCAATCCAGTTAGGATTAACACTTCCTGTGCCAAACCCTCCCTTCAATGAATCCTCCATTAATTTTATAGGGTCATATTTATCTGTGGTAATAGCGGCTAAATCCCTATAATATAAGTCAACAATTTCAGGTATAGTTAACCTTCTAAGTCTTATTGCAGCATACCCATCTTCTAATAAGTTACTACCTTTCGCCATAAAAGGATAAATTTCATGTACTGGTACTTCATCATATATAATGTTTTCTCCATCTACATCTTTATATGAAAAGCATTGATTTACTTTTAAGAAAGCATCAAACATCTGCTGATGTTTACTTCTTAATCTATTCTCTGCTTTAATTGTTTCTATCTTCTCTTGTCCATCAATTGCTTTCTTTTCACTTAATGTAGCATAGAATAACTTATCTTTCTTTTTATAATCTTCTATCTTCTCCTGACCCATCTTAGTATCCATCCCAAGTTTATTAAGATTATTAATGAAGTCTTGTTCAAGTAAACCATCCATTTCTTTATTATGTACATCTATCATTCCACTCTCTACTTGCTTATTCATACATACTACTTGTGTAGTATCTGGTTCATTAGACTTCTCTCCTAATGCTGTTTCAAATATAATACTTAATATATCATAATTTCTCAGCCTTGATGGAAACTTCAATAGTTCCTTCTTTCCTTTTACCGAGTATGGATTTAAAACGTATGAATATCCAGATTCATCAATTAATCCTTCACAAGCCTTTAGAAGCATAAGTAGTTCTTGTTTACTACCTACATTTCCATCTAATACTTGGTCAGCATAATAATCAATACAATCCATCCACCACGTTCTTCCATCTGCTCGTTTCTGCATTTTCTCCTGGTAAGATACTTTTTGCTTAGGAAACTCTCTCATTTTATTTGTATATTAGTTGAAGTTATTTATATAATCCTCTATTAAAGAAACTATCATTATTAGTAGAAACTGTTTGAACTCTTACTGGTATTCCTCTTTCCTCTTCTATATCAAACATACCTACTAACATACATGAGATAGCATCTAAGTTTTTCTTAATTGAATATTTCTGTATTTGGTCTAATAAATAGCCACAATATATTCTATGGTAGTTATACATTACCTTTCCAGTTGTATCACTCTTTGTAATCTCTTTCTCTAAAAACTCTTTAAATAATGGTAGTGCTGCATCTTTTCTATCTTCGTTCATTGATATACCAAACTCTCTACCATACTTCTTTGCTAAGTTCTTATCCCAGTTAATATTTGGTTCTTTCTTTAATAAATGTAAAGCACCCATAGCTTTAGCATTATTTTTCACATTTCCTCTATCATTCTCAAACAATACTTTAGCATTAAAATAAGCTAATAATCTAAACATGTTTCTGTCATACTCTTCCATAGTAGCAGGTCTTCCTATATACCATCCTACTATTATTCCTCCTCTACTAGGTGTAAATACATTTGGTTTCTCATATATAAATGTTACTCCCAAACTATTCTTTATAGTTAAGTTTTTCTTATCCTTATCTATACCAAATGGGTCATTCCATGCTGTATATAAATTATCAGGTATTCTACCATTAGCATCTCTATATGGTTCTTGTATTAATGTAATACACCCAGTTAAATCTTTTACATTTCCTTTTATTGGATATTCCTTAATTGGTGTACATCTTTTGTCTTCTTCAAATACTAATGTTTGTCTTCCACTAACTTCTCTCTCCCTTATCCATCCATTCTTTAATCTAGCTTTAATAGCATAATCATGTTCAAGTCTTAACTGTTGATCGCTTACATCAGGAAAGTATCCACTACTAGATTCAGCAAATACTTCTTTAGGTTTCATAGCCCTTTCAGACTTCCAACCCATATAATCATTAATACTCTTGCTTACTCCCTTTTGATATTCATCTTCTATCCTAGCATATTCCAATGACATTTCTTTCATTGTATTACCATCCTTATCTATGAATGGTTCTAAGTTCTTCCAATATGGAAAGAAGTTTCCACTACCACTAAACTCATCTATTGTTTCATCTTCCCATTGATCTTTAAATGCTAAACATTTCCACTCATTAGGATTATAGAATATTTCCATAAATGGTTCCCAATTTGTATCCTTATCAGGATTACCACCAGTTCCCCATAATACCATTTGTCCGGTTATGAAAGCTCCACTTTCCAAGGTAGGTAACATTGCTTTTATAACTTGTTTTAAATTAGGGAATGATTGACACTCTTCAAACTTTAGTTTCTTTCCATCAACTCCCCTTCCTGGTTCTGCTGTATCTTTAAATGTTACAGGTCTTAGAATACTTTGGAATCCATCTTCTACATTAGTTCCTTGTGGAGTAAATCCTAATTTAACTTCCTCCTCTATATTCCATTTTAAATAACCTCTATTAAAGTCTGTATGTTTCTCGAAATGGTCTAAATATCCTTTAGCCATATTCATAATCCTTCTACCTCCTACAAGATAATCCATTTGATAAGCACCTGCAACACATGTTACAAAAGGATTCATATTAACTTCTAATGCTAAATCAAATCCTTCAAAGTAACTAAATCCTTTACGTCTTGCTTTAGTTCCTATTAAATGTAATCCTATACTCTTTGCATATCTCTTTGCTGTTTCTAATTGATAGTGTCCATCCCAAAAGTCTGGGAACCCCATAAATTTATCAGCAGCTTTTAATTCACTATTTGTTACCTTTAATATATCCTTTAAATCTTTTAAGTCGTCATATACATTCTTTACTCTTTGAATTAAAGCATAATTCATAAAGCCATAATGTGACCCTGATATATGTACTTCTTTTATCTTTCCATTAACTAATTGTCCGGGTAATGTTACTCCATGTAATAGTTTCCTTTCTTCTTCATCCCAAAATTCTTTAAAATCTAAACTATCAGGTGGTGCTTTAGTATATACTCCATGTTTCATAAAGTATTTACCAACCCTTGTTAATTCAGATGTATTCATAAATGATACATCTTCTGGTACATATAGTCCAGTTCCTCTATTAGGAAGTAATAGCTTTTGATTGTATCTATCTACTATTTCATCTACTACTTCTTCCATTATCCATGATTTCTTTTAGGAGTTGCTCTATTGCCTATTGGTTTCTTACCTTTACTATACATTACTTTTCTTATTTTAGTAACCACCTCTTTCTCATACTCCTCAATATTTTTAATAGCAGCAGGTACAGACTTGCTTAAATCCATTAAGTCTTTCATTGCGTTTACTGCTAATTCCAAATCTTTTATCTCTGGTTTCTGTCCATTCTCTTTAGCTTTCATTACTGCTTGAATGTTCTCATTACAGAAATCTATAATTAAGGTGCTAGAATATAACCCCTGTTTTAATCCTTTAATAATACGTACATCATCACTACAAGCATAATATTCATTATATGCTCTACGTGCATCTTTAATTTCCTTATCCTCTTTCCAATCTTCTATACTTTCATTCTTTCTTTTTAACCAATATGGTATATCTGTTTTAGCTAATGCTAAGTATCTTCTCTCCATTTCAGGTTCAGATATATAAGGACTTCTAAAATCTTCCATAAACCATACATACTTAAACGCCTCCTCATTCCATAACTTTTTCTTTCCCTCACTATCCTTATTTACATTGTATCTTATATGCCATAATGCTTTAAACTCTGGAATGAGTTTAACTTCTTGTATATCGAATACAAGATCACCATCGTCATTTACATCCCAGAGTTTATACATCTTCTTCCTATTTATCTAATGTTGGTCTAACTTCAGTAACAATATATTGTAAAGCACAATATTTAGATGTTCCTTTTAACATACCATCTACTAGTCTGAATCTTTGTCCTGGGTCAGTTCCTTTATTAAGGAAACTAGTTCCTGGGTCATAGAATCTATATGATACTTTCCCTTCATGGTCATACATTCTATCTACAATTACAACGAAGTGGCTTGTAGCTCTATTAGCATTACCAACACTTTCTTTCTTACGATTTACTCCAATCAATACTGGTTTCTTTTCATCTAACATTTTATCAAGTAATGCTAATCCTTCTTCAAGTCTTTTATCTGGAACTACATTTAATTTATCATCAAACTCTCCAGTTTCAATTCTCTTATCAGCATTAACAGTTTTGAATCCCGCATCAGTAATCATAAGTTTACTTGCAGCACAACAAGCTATTTGCTCATCATGTTGATCGTGGTCGCCATCTCCATCTATATCTCCAACACGTTTACTGAACTGTGTTTGAAATTTAACAATAGATGATAGGTCAACATTTTTAGATGGTACATTTACATGTTCCTTCACTCCTTCTTTTTTAACTGCTTGTTTCTTTGTTGTAGCTTTAATTTGTTCTTTCTTCTGATTTAGTTCATTCTCTGCTGAACCATCAGTTGTTTGCTTTGCCATATTATTGAGTTTTAAATTACTATTTCATTCTGTAATCTTTGTTTCTCTTCTTTCTTTAATCCTAAAAAGTTTATTACAGCTTTAGCTTCATTCTTTAAATAAGGCATTTTGTGCCATGTTATATCATCTGCAATTATTATTCCAGTATCAGTTTTATTTCCTCTTATATGACATAATTGCAATCCATCTACTTCTAACTTCATTCCCCACATCTCACATATATAAGCATATATACTTAATTGTAAAGCATACTTATTTCCTATACTATTATCTAAATGACAAAGTGGGTATAGCATCTTTTCTCTTGTGCTTACCCACTCAGTCGTTATTATACTACTTCCATCAGGCATTGTTTGTTTCTTATAATACCCTGCCTCAAATCTAAATGGACTCTTATTAGTCTTCCAATCTTTTATCCTAAATGTTCCATACTTAGATACTATAAGATTGTCTATCATTCCAGCTAAGAACGGCCAATTCAAATATACTATCTTCTCAGTATGTATTGTATATCCCGCATCTATATCTTCTTTCACTCTTTCAAAGACTTCAGGAAACTGTTTCTTAATCCTTCTATATGCTCTTATATCTTCTCCTTCTATTTCAGCTTTATCTCCCTGTATTAATTTTACTGTCGCATTAGTACCATCCTCTATTTGCTTATGTATCTCAGTTCCCTTAACACATGCAATTTCCTTTAAGTGTTCCCACTCTCCTTTTATATGAGAAGTAGATACACTTAAAGGTATATTAAATGACTGCGATAATAAATCTTTGATAGTTACTTTGATGTTATCTATATAGATACTTTCCCAAGCTACTGTATCAGGTCTTACTTTATACCCGCTACGTTTTAATGCTCCATATAGTAACCAGTATTCTTCTCTGAATTTCGGAGTAACCAATCCGATAGTTGTGGTAACAGATATGTACCTATTACCTAGTTCATCACTATAAATATGTTCTGGTTCTTTTAGAACCACATTTCTCTTTACGAGCATAAGGTATTGAATCCAATACCTATGTTCCTGTTCTAAGAACCGTTAAGTTCCCTAGTTTCATAGATATTGGATTTATATTTAGAGCTTCTACTTTTCTACGTTCAATAGTATTAGCCATCCTTACTTTGGTTGGTTTTTTTTTAAACTCTTTTGTAACCACTTTACCAATGTAAGGAAACTTCATTCCTTCTCCTTTTGCTAAAGATTCATAACCAGTTTCAAATTGGCAATCAATAGCTAAAGCAATCTGTTCTAATGATAGTTCATATCCGAACTCCTGACGGAACTCTTCTTGAATATCAAGTAACATTTTGTTTATATGTTGATTCTTTTCCATTATTACTGATTCTTTATATAAAAGATTAACGCAAATGTAAGTTACTTGTTTCACTTATCCAAATGTTTTTGGACATTTCTTTCAAATTTAACATTTATCTACTCATATTTATAAAGATACATAGATTTAATATAGGGTTGCATCATCTAGGTTATTTAGTTTTGATTGGACTACATATTAATATGTATGTTTTGATTTTCAAAAATTAAAATAATTTTTTGAATGTTTTGGGTAGAAGCGTACCCCACCCTAATATACACCCCGCCAACTCAAAACGGGATACAAGTACCCCGTATCCTTGATTCACTCCCAACTTAGTTCTGAGGAGTATTTGGGATTTATACATATAATAAGGTATAATTCCATCGAGAATACTCTTTCCGAGTAAAGTAAGACATCGAGAAGGTCTTGCACATGGTATCATAACATGTTATGAAGTATGACAATTCAAATGTAAATTAGATCGTTATGGAAGATCAAAAAGATGTGCAAACTATGGTTGCACCACAAGGAGATGCAAATGGAGTATTTACTCCTCAATTGAAAGCTACTGCAAAAGCTAAAGTATCAACTCTGAAATCAGCTAAAGGTAACACCATTGTTATCTTGAAGAATGAGTTCAAACATGAGTTGTTGCAAAAGGGCACTGAAGTGCTGCAAGTAATTGGAAGTGATTTCAAACAATTACTACGTGATGCTAAAATCACATTCTTTGGATTACGTGCTGCTTGTGAAGCAGGTGAAGTAACCATGGAAATTGGAATCAAATGCACCATCAAAGGTAAACCATACTATAAGTATGATGGTGAGTCTACGTATATCGCAGGTGAGAACGTAGAAGGAGAAGATGGTATGGAATTGCACAGAGCATCAGTGATTAAGTTCATTGTAAGTGCAAAAGGCCGTCAAATTGCAAATGCTGAGGATAAACTCGTAGAAGCTAGAAATAACTTTGAAAGACGTAATCCAAAAGCTGCTGCTGCATTCCTTTATGGATCATTAGGAACAGTTAATGCTGCTCCTGCAAATGATGGAGATGATAAAGGATTGGATGAAGAGCCAATATAGTAAAACATGTGATACAGGTGGTGAGTAATCATCACCTGTTATTATATCCAAAGTTGTAACCAATTAATACCATATATATGTTTGCACTAATGAGTGAAGCAGGAATGTCCATATTAGGATTTATCTGCATTATCGCAGCAGCTATTGTTGTATCATACAGCATAGCACATTCAAGGTAATCACACATAACAGGAAATAGCTAACGCTATTTCTTTTAGCGGCAAACAAACATTAGTACCAATATGTAGCACAACAAATAGTACAATAGATAAGCGAAAAATTAGCCATGATTACAAAGCTCATATATTGCAAAAGATGTACATTCCCAACAAGACAGGTAATGTATAATGAAGATACACATGAATATAAATGTGTATGTGGAGAAATCAACAAAGACACCTCAATTAATGAGGAAGACAAACAAACATCAGATGATGACAAAAATGATAAGGAAAAAGGTGAATAACAAAAGCCGATTTCCTTTCATTTTTACGTGATTTACGTAAATTTGGTAGGTGTTTTTACGTGTTTTACGTAAACCTAGTATTGATAATCAATCACTTACAAGGTTTTAGTGGACATATATATAATAGCGTTATTTTGTTTTTGAATTAAGTAGTAGAACTCGATGGAGTTGCTGTGTGTACAGCAGGAGCCTTGGCTCCAATTATCAAACTATTCAAATCAACATTTCACCAAATAACATCATAAACAATTCAAATCAATCAAATTACTTAGATTACTCAAAACAATATCGAATTACATTTAATTACTCATTATTATATGGTGTATTTATTTGTTAATTTTCTTGTTTTTAACTATACTATTACCTAAATTCGCATACGAATTTAGTTATCCAATTATCAATTCATTTAATAACTAATTCAATAAGCATGGATATAAGATACACAATAATCAATGAAAAGGGTGAACCAATACATCCTACAATAAGTATTAAGAATATTGGTGGTGTATTTATTGTACCATTAATAGGAACAGATGTATTATTTGATGATGATAGTAGATTTCCTGAATACGTGAGAAATAAATTCTTTAGAGTATCTCATGTATTATTATATATGGGTTATCATCATACAGAAGCAACATCAATTAAACTAACTGAAATAACATTATAATATGTGTTTAATTAAATCACTAGATGATCTAAATAAATATGGAGATTTATGTGATAAGATATATCACTTAATATCTGATGAAGATAGACATACATTAATGTTTAATACAATGTTTGGAGATGTTAGGAAAAGTAGGTGTAATGATAATAATGAAGGACAAGAACGTTCATTAGGTGTAATATATGTTGGCTCATGGGCAGTTGAAGAAGCAGCAAAAGCATTTAAAGAAATGTATTTGAAGTATAGAGAGAAACATAAACTAACACACCCTATATAAATACTGTAACCAATTAAAACAACATAACAATGAGAACATTCATGTATTTATTACTATTCACTATATGTGTATTAGTAATATCATTAAGAGTAAATGCACAACCCAATTTAACAGTATTACAAATAGATACTGGTGTAGTAGCTTGTCATCAAGGTATGATAAGTATGACTATTGAAAATGATTCAATTGAAAATGTATCAGGTTTATTCATGCTTGATTATTATAATTCCAATTGGATTAGTAGTAATGTCGATATATCTATTACAACACTAGATAGTATATTTGATATTACATTTAGTGGAATAGGTCAAATAATGCACGATTATGATTCAATTAGAGTACAATATAGACATTATGCAAATAATGATACTATATTAATTGGATATTATGGTATACATTGTCCTAATCTGAGTATTGATGAATATTATACAAATGATATGAATATATCAAGTACAATATTATATAATATGTCAGGACAACCTATTAAAGATACTGATGCTTATAATATGTATATCAAATTGATTACATATAGTAATGGTAAGCAGAGGTGGGAGAAAATATTAAAGCAGTAGTTCAGAGTAGAGTGTGGTACTATAATAGCGAAAGCAATACAGGTTAGGCCACACTTTATTATTAGTTTAACCAATAATACACATAACATGAAAAATAATGAAGAACAATCAAACATAGAAATATGTAGCAAATGTGGACATGAATTAATGGACTGCAATTGTACAATAGATGATAGTGATATGGATTATTATCCAGTACACATAATGAGTAGTAAAAGTATAATTATTGACAACAATAACTTGTTAATGAATGACTACTTTAATGTACAACATCATTATCTATAATAATATAAGTTTAACCAATTAAAACACATAACAATGAGTACAACAACCATTCAAACAATCATACCTAAAGAGATAACTAACGATCTTGATGGTGGCGATATACAACATGCTTCATTTGGATATTATGATGGTATTGAATATGCCAAACAAAATAATTTGAAACAAACCACAACATTTAGAGAAGTAGATGAGTTTACTCATTTTATAGTATGTTGTGGTGATGTAATGGTCAGGGTTAAATCAACAGATTATCCTGATATCCCACGAAGACAAATATAATCCCGTTCTTACACACAGTTAAGTGGTTTAGTGATGTGATTGAGTGCTATGCCGTAAACATAGCACTCTTTCTTAAATTGAAACAAATAAAACAACATATATGAAATTTGTAGTTTACACAGTCGGAACAATTATCTGTTTAAATACCAACAAAAGATTAAATTCACAGGATAAACCTGAAGGATTTAAAATGGAATTAGAAACAGATGAATTAACAGAAGCATTAGCTAAATTTCAGGAGTTACAAGATGCTAATCCACAAAATCCTGCACAGAACCTATTAGATGAGAATAGTGATTGGGATAGCAAAGAGATGGATGAGGCAATAGAGAAAGCAAACTCTGAAAAGAAAGAAGAGGTTAAAGAAAAACCAGAGAGATCAACTGATGATAAGTAATGAACTTGAAGTTGAAATAGAAGATATTGCTGATGCCAGAGTATTTATATTAGCTGGTAATGCAATATTTACTCTAGTTGGTGAAAAGACTAGATTTACGTACAGAGTGAGAAAGAAAACTTTTAATCTTAGTAGTGAGTTCTATTATTATACAGTTGAAGTATTAACTGGAATGAATAATAATACTGATTATACTAATATTGGAAAGATTATAGATATGGGTACAATATACAAATATACTTTAAGAAACAATGAGAAAGAAGCTCCATTAAGTGTTAGAGCATTTGCATGGTTCTTTAAAAGATTAATGTGTAAATTACCTGATATTAATAGAGTAAAATTCTATCATGTTGGAAGATGTGGTAGATGTGGAAGAAGATTAACAACACCTGAATCAATACAAACTGGCATGGGAGAAATATGTGCTAGTAAAATGTAATATGTCTGCTAGACATGTCAATGAACTATGGTGGGACACAACACCTAGAGTAGTAATACTCTTATGAACAGCAGTTCTCGCAACCGGAACCGTTCTTTGTATATGAACCATGATATTAGCGAGGTTAGAAACTCACATGGACTGTCGATTCGTCAACAGAAGAGAAACAGAAGGACTAAATAGTTTATTTAAAATATACTTATACAATTGGCTCTCTATATTGGGATAGTGGGAGATACGACTGCTCCACCAGAGGACAACCGTTAAGACAACCATTTAGAGTAGGAGATGATAATGTCATGGACTCCTGTGTAAGTTGCTTCACCGAATGAGTAGCTCAACTCTATTAGGTATATATGTACGATGGATATGAAGTAAATGAAGTCGTATGAAGATAGGACATATCGGTCGCACAGTTGCCTGAGAACCAACTGATGCCCATACCGATAAGTAGCGAACCTGTTATAGTGAGGTGATAAGCTATTCCTCACTTCCCTTCGGGGATTAAAACGTAACCAATTAAATACATAACATAATGGAAACTAGAATTAAAAAGAAAGTATCTTATAATAAAGTAGGTGTACCATTTAATGCTGGAGCTTACAGATGTATAGGAGGCACAGGAAGTGGGGTTATACCAATCTTTATTTATATGAATTAATATGGTAAAATGTATTTGCATAGATATTTCAGACAAGCCAGAGATTATACCTAATCACATGTGGCCTGTATTAAATAAAGAGTATCACATAACATGGATTTACTACCATACTCTACAAGGAGTTCAAGGAGTTGAACTCAAAGAGATAGCTATTGAAGGCTGTCCACCTTACGAATCATATAGATTAACAAGATTTGCATTCACCAAAGAAGGAATAGAAGAATTAATGAAACTATTCAAACAATGTACTGATGCAAATGCTGTTGATATAGATGAATTATTTAAAGAACTAGAAGTAATAGAAGTTTAACCGACAATTATGAACAAACTAGCGCAAATGTCCAACCGAAGAGAAGAAATAGTAGTATTCTGTGCCAAAGCATTAATATTTGGTATAGTAACTACTGTTATAATAGCATTAGGAGCTGTAATGTTTATAGCATCTGCTATTTTAATCAACAATTAAATTACTGTTACTATGAACCAGCGCAGAGACAGTTGGGCTGGGAATGGAGGATAACTCTTAATTGAGGACATAGGTATTACCCGTAATAAACGTATTTTATGACAAGTAGTATATACTCTATTTACTTTAAAGTTTAACCAATTAACACATAACAAAATGAAAACAACAACCGACAAATGGATTAGGTTTACTGTTGTTCTAACATTTACATTATTTTACCAATTATCATGTCATATAACTACTAGCGAAAGTGAGTCAATCAACTAGGACTATATCTCCGAATAATGGACACGGTTCATTAAAGAAATTGAAGGGGCATGATTATTACTCATAATTATATTATATTATTAGGTTAAATGGTGCATGGAAGGTAAAATACATGCACCATTTATTAAAGTTTAACCAATTAAAACACATAACATGTTAACAACCAATGGTACTTACAAAAGACTAACATTACATCAAAGAATATCTTTGAAAGGAATGATAGCAAGTCCTAAAGAAAGAGAAGTATTGAATCATAAAACAAGAGAACAATTAGATAAAGAATTAGATGCTTTAAGAGCATATTGGTTATTATCTGATAATTTTGTTGAATCAGTAGAACTATTCTTTAGAAATGTAAAAATAGTTAGTAATCCAACACCTATGTAATATGAAATTAGTCGGTAAAATACTAATAATAGGAACAGTAGATAGTGGATTAATGACTACTGAAGCAATTAAAACTGCAATGCTAGAACATAAAGCTAGTGTTGTCATAGTTGGAAAGGGAATGACAGATGCAGAAGTAGAAGCTGACGAATCTGCAATGGAAAAGATAAGGGAATTAAAAGGTATTCCAGCATTAAATAGTATCTTAATGGAAGAAATAAATAGATTATCTTTCAAATTATCTAAATATCAACCACTAAAAGAAGTTGAATTAAAAGATATAGGTATTAAAGGAATAGCTGAGATTAAACCAACTATGGGAAAACGTCAACACAACAAGTTTCACACAAAGGTTAACACCAAACCTTATAAAACTGGTAAACAACACAATCATAGAAGAAGATAACATGAAGAAGAAACTATTAATGCTAATAGCAACGGTGTTTTATCATTTACATAACTTTGTAGTTAGATTTGATAAGACACCGTATTTCATGCACCAAACCAGAAGATACATATTTGTTAGATGGTTAGGAAGAATAACTCTTAATACATCTAATCAAGTATTAAATATAGCAACCACAACTAAACAAGACAAAATAAGAAGAAAACTCTATGAAGATAACTATAAATCAAATAATTCTTCTATTAGAAGTTTATAGAGGAACAGAAGCTCTACAATCAATGATTGGTACAAATAATGAAGATTATAAGAAATTAGTTAATCTTAAACTAATCAAAGGTAAAGAAAAAGGTGGAATAACCACTTGGAAAACTACAAAACAAGGAACAGCATTAGTTACTAATATAAAATATTTAGGATTAATGGTGATTAATATGTAAACAATTAAAACAAATATATGAACAATCAAAGAAAACCATTAATTGCTGCTAGACCTAATAAGACGGTCAACCACAACTACAATGAAGCTAAGATTGACAATCTTACAATCCAATTTGGAGTGAGTAAGACTTTCGCAAGATTAATGCTAAAGTACGAATGTAAAACTCCTGATGATTACCGAAAAATAAGGAATAAGAGGAAGAAGGAAAGAACAAAAAAGAAATAACTAATATGAAAAAGAAACTTGTAACAATAGCTACGTATGACAAAGGTTCATGCTTAGTAGGAATGGGTTATTCAGGTGTAGAAGATGATTCTCCAAGAGGATTTATTATATGTATTCCTGTACCACTTCCATGGATTATGGGAACATTTGTATTAGGAATTGGAGTTAAAACATTTAATAATAAAGACAATTATGCCAAAAAGCCGAGTAAGACGTAATAGAAAATTACCTAAGAGTAAATACGCCAATGCTAGACCAAAATCTACTAAAAGAGTTAAAGTAGAGATTCCAGAAGAAGAACAACGCACAATACCTGCTGTATATAGTAAGAAAGGTATTCTAATAAGACCAGAATATAAGAAAACACATAAAACAATAACACTTCACACTTATTAATATGGAAAACACAGAAACAAGAGTAGATGTAAAAAGACCAATATATTTGGAAAACCTAATTGAAGCTAGTCTTAAACAAGATATTTCAGTTAGGAAAACTAATACTGAATTAGAGTTAGATTTTACAATAGCTAAAGCTGAGATGCAGAAGAAGATTGTTGAAGTAACTTTACAAATAGCTAATAAAGAAACTGAATTAACTAGAAAAGAAAATAACATTCCATTATATCCTGATGATTGTTATGAAGTAGCTTGTGAAATAGCTCTATTAAATAACAAATTGAAGTATTTTGAGAAGTTACTAGATTCTAAATTCAATATCAATGCTTAAAGAAGGAACATTAGTAGCTGTTAAAAATATGAAAACAGTTACACCAAATGGACAAGAACTATTTGGAGAATGGGTATTTGCCAAAGTAGTAGCTTATGATGAAGAAAACAAACAGTATGCTTTAAACATAACAAAAGGTTTTAATGGAAGAGCTACTGGTGATGTTAGAATAATTAAAGCTGCTGACCATGAAGTACATGATATAGTATTAGTCCATTGTTTTATCAGTATGGTAGTTCATAAAATAGCTCAATCCCATGATAGAATAGCTGCACTCGTATCTGAAGCTGTAAAACATTATGCTGAATGGGTATTAGGAATGAATCCGAAAGAAAGAGTATGGTATCCAATAAGAAGTAGAAATGAATTAAAACAATTCATATTTACATTAGATACTTTAGCTAAAGCAAGAGCAACAAGGAGAGAAAGACAGATGGGGATGGTTATGGAATGGATGAAGGAACAAGAAGAAGCTAAAGATTTTGGTAATATGGTACATGAACTGTGGACTGATTATATTAATAAGGGTAAATTGGAAACAATAGAGATAAAGAAAGGAACTTATAAAATTAATCAATGTGAGTGTGGCGCACCAATTTATAGAGCATCTCAGGACAAGAGGTTATTAATAACCCTATAAATAAACTATGCGATTATTTTGTTAAATATTTGCATATCTATCAGTAAATCCGTATATTAGCACCTTATGTCTTTAACCATCTATGTATTAAGAAAGTATGAGAATAGCCGAAGAATTGACTTAGAACTTATTGCTAAAGTAATAAGACTCCCACTATCTGCTGTAAGAAATAACAAAGCAATGGGGATATATCTAATAGATGTATTTGGTAATAAGTTACAATCAAACGTTGTAACAGTATTAGGACTTGAAAAGAGTTACGAGGAATACTATGAATTATTTCTAGCATATCTTGAACGTAACAGAGAAAATGAAATACTAGAAAATCAATATGGAAAAGTATATAATGGGGCTGATTTCATTACAGTAACAGAATCATGCCGACTTTTATTACCACACGAAGTAGATAGTAAAGGTCAATTTATTGTTTAACCATTTAATACTTAAAATTATGCCAGACGAGCAAAACAAACATGACAAGAAACCATTCACAGAGTATGACCAAAAGAAAGGTAAACTACGTAAAGCTAGGTTTCACGAAATTATAAGTAAATTAACACTTATGGAAAGAGCAGAACTATCTGCTACATTAATGCCCGAAGTAAACATGCCAGGGCAAGTTGATATAAAAGGAGTACAGAAGTTTTGTAGGTCATTACAAAATCCTGAAATACCTTTCGCAAAGAGTAATAATGAGCCTAAACCAGTAACAAAGGTAACAGAGAAGCCAATACAAGAGAAAAAACCTCAAGTAAATGCTCCTATGTTAGCTTCTACAAAGTTGAAGGATTTAGGTAAATTACCAAACATAGCTCCGTCAGACATAAAAGATTACAAGATTGAGCCAGAACAATTCGCAGAAGTAGAAATGACCGAACAATCATTTAGAGGATACTTTAACACGTTGGGAGAACAATTTGTACAAGAGCATGACTTACATGTGGTAGGTGGAACATTCAAATATCTAGGAACTGTTGATAACGGTGTAGGTAAATTTAAAATGTTCAGACAAGTAAGTAAGACTCTAGTTGAAGAACAAGTATAATTTAAGATTGGTTGGTTAAACGATGTAGTAAGAGAGTGAGGTAGTTATGTGCCTCACTTTCCCTACATCAATATATAAGGATATGATAAAGATAAAGAATTTAGAACTATTAGCTGAACTAGATACTACAAATCGAGAGATTTATCTTTTTATCGGCACTAATTCAATTGAAATGCAAGTAAAACATTATTATATTCCTATTGGTAGTAAAGAAAGAGTAGTGGAATGTTGTTTAACATATCCTGCGAATAGATTTAACCAAATTGACATGAAAGATGCTTTAAAATGGGCAGATAATCAAATAAACGAATTAATTGCAATTAAAAACAACTAATATGATAAGCATATTAAGAACGGTAACACAAGATATTGTAAGAAAAAAGAAAGAAGAAAAGAACTATAATAAGATACCAGTTAAATCACATTATTTATCGGGTTCTTTATTCATTCAAGAGAAACTAAAAGACTTAGCGAAGAATGTACACGATGATGTTGTTCCGTTAATTGAAAGAGAAGATGTAGTAGGATATGTTGAAAAAAGTGGTAAAGTAAAAATCACTTATGAAGATGAAGCTACATTAGAAATAAAATTTGGTTCACCAAGAAACCAATACCTATACAGACAAGGTAAAGAAATTTTATTTAATGAAGAAGCATGATAAGTATGAGCAAAATCCATTCTTAGTTGACTTACAAATAAGTGAGAAATCAGAACTAAAAAAGATAATAGATTCAGGTGCAAAAATAGTAGATAAAGGACATGAAGTAGATTTAAAAGTTGTATATGCTAGTGAGAAGATTAGAGAAAGAGCTAGATTCTTAAAAGTATATGATAATGATTTAAGTTACTTAATAAATCTAACTAAACCCGGACTAATAATGTTTGTATATCTCTGCAAACAACTAAGAGTAAATAAAGATAGAGTTTTACTAAACTCTGATGATGCACACGAAAAGTATCATATATCAATTAGAAATGCTAAAGAAGGTATATTAAATCTAATTGATAACAGTATAATAGCTAGAACAAATGATACTAATATATATTTTCTTAATCCTAAATTAATATATAGAGGAGAAAGAAGATTTTTGTTACACCCAGATAATCAATATTGATATGTGGCCCAAATGTGATAAATGTGGTAAATACCATACAGAAACGAAAACATGTGACGAAATAGAAGATATGGTTGAAGGTTTAACAATGATTGTTGAATTAACTAAATCTGGATATGCTGGAACATTACCAAATGGTAATATAGTTGATAGAAGAGAACATCCTGAAGCATATCCTATGGCTGAAAATCCAATGCTAGGAATAGCTAAACCAAAAGATGTATAAGAGTAGAGCAAGAGGATATGGACAAATGAATGAGTTTGTACATTCTATGAAAACATTATTAGAAAATAATCCTAAGAATGGTGTTTTTGTTCCTACAACTAAATATCCAAAAGAAACATTAGAATGGTTAGAAAGATTAGGATTAAAAGCTAAAGCTGAACCAAGTTATGCAACAACCAACTCAAAACCAATATGTAATTGGCGAGGTGGTCTAATAGGATTTACTAAATCAAGTAAAAAATTAACAGGTTACATATTTTATAAAATGAAAGATACAGCAGTTATATTAATAGAAAAAGAAAGAAACGAACAACAAACTAAACATGGCAAAACTACTAAGATAGATGTCATAGAAAATCCTAATGGAGAATTAATACAAGGAGCAAAAGCTATTATTGATGGAGATTTAATGGCTTTTCCAAGTAATTGGAAAGCAACCTTTGTTAATAAAATGGTAAACAAACCATTAAAAGAAAGATTAGTTATCGCAGCAGCATTATTAGCTGCTGAAATTGATAGACTACAATATCTTGAAGATAATACAAATCAAGACACTTTATGATAGAAGAAGGAGATGCAATAAATGATTGCTACATGAGTGGAATTGGAGAGTTATCCGACATAGGATGTCCAGGAGAAATAGAACATATAGGTGAAGATTATGTAATAGTAAGAAATAGATTTACTAATAAACCTATATTCGTAAATAAATCAAGAGAAGAATTTGAGCAATTTTTAGCAAATACGAATAATGACACACATCGAGATAACACCTAATGAGAACCAAGAACTAGCATTAAAGTTCTTAGTAAATTGGATAAATAATAACCATAAAGAAATTGAATTACCAGAAGATACTAGAATAACAATAGATTGGGCAAATAAGTTGTTTATGACACTTGTTGGTTCAGCAGGAACAGGTAAAACAACAGTATTAAAATGGTTGTTAGAATTAATTGATAATAGTAAAACAAGAAGGATAGTTGTAACAGCTCCTACTCATAAAGCAAAAAGTGTAGCTGAAAGAGTAACAGGATTAATGGGTCAAACTATTCAAAAATTATTAGGATTAAGACCTAATACAGACTTAGAAGAATTTAATATTGATAATGTTTTATTTGATCCAATTGGAACAAGTGAAATAGCAAATTGTGATTTAGTTATTGTTGATGAATGTAGTATGATAAATGAAGATTTACATAAGTACATTACAGATCAAGCGGCTAGATATAAAGTAAAAGTATTATTTGTAGGTGATGAGTTACAACTTCCACCAGTAAAAGAAATATTATCAAATACATTTAAAAATACCAACTGTGTAAGATTAACTCATATTATGAGGCAATCTAATACTAATCCAATGAATGAATTGTTACACAGGTTGAGAGAAGATATAATGAATCCACATCAAAATTCATTTGCTGAATACTTGAGAGATAATCCAGTAGCATATAATGAGGATGGTGAAGGTTATGAAATGGTTAGAGATGAATCCATAATGAGAGATAAAATGGATGTTATTTTTAACTCTGAAAGATTTGCAGAAGCAAAAGATTTAATAAAACTATGTGCATGGACTAATGCAGCAGTTGGAACAGCTAATGGAACTATTCGTAAAATGATTTACAAAGATAGAGCTGTACAACAATTAGTATTAGGAGAAGTATTAATGAGTTATAAAAGTATATCTGATGGAGATGGTGATGTTATATTAGCAAATTCAGAGGATTACATAGTAGCTGATTTAATGCCAGCCCAAAACTTTTATGATATACCTTGTCTAAGAGTAAATTTAACAAGAGGAGTAGGAGGATTTAAACAACCACCTATATATATTGTTGATAGAAATAGCTATGCTGAGTATAAAGAGAAAGCAGGTAAATTCTTAAAGGATGCTAAACTAAAGAAAGCATGGAAAGCATATTTTACATTCGCAGATAATAGTCTAACAATGGAACCATTGAAGATTAGAGTAATGAACAATGAGAATGTTAATCCTAAATCAATAGATTATGGATATGCTTTAACAGTTCACAAAACACAAGGTAGTACATACGAAACAATAGTTGTTAATGCCAGAGATATAGCAAAGAACAGAGATGTAGTTGAAAGACGAAAACTTATGTATGTTGCAATATCCAGAGCAAGTAAAAACGCTTTAATATTTGTATAATGACATTCTATAATGTAGCATGGACAATCCTAATAGGTGCTGGTGTATTATGGGTAGCATATACATATTTTAATAATAAAGAAGACGAAGAATGGTAATATTCGGTACTGACAAAGATTATAACTTCAATGGTGAAGATATAAAGACATCAACATTCGATAAGGTATTAGCACATTTAGATAATTTTATATCTAATAAAGTAGATTTTAAAGAAGATATTGTACTAGGTATCGACTTAGAAACTACTGGGCTAGACCCGTATGTTAATGACCCACTATTAGTAGCCATTGGAGTTCTTGATCGACAATATGTATTCGATGTTACGAACAAAGAGAATGGCTACAAATTAGGAAAACTAATTGAGAAGTGGGATAGGATTATAAAGTGGTTAGGACAAAACTTGAAGTTTGATAACTGTATGTTGTTAGTAAATTTGTTGTGTAGATTACAGAAGATGTATGATATAATGATAGCTGAACAACGTATATATCAAAATATGGATTACAGTTATGGTTTTGAATCAATTCTGTTAAGACATACAGGACAAGAATTTCAAGTAGATAAAAAGACAAGATTAGAGTTTATTGGAGTAAATCCACAAACACACAGATTTACAGAAAAACAAATAAGATATTCAGCATTTGATATAAAGAACTTATTTCCTATATATGACAGTCAATGTAAGTTGATTGATAAATATAAGCTACATTTTCTGTTAAGTGAGAAGATGGAGTTTGGATTAATCAATGTATTAAGTGATGCTGAATTAGAAGGATTTTACTTGAATGAAGAACAATGGAGAGATAACATTGCAAAGAATGAAGAGTTAGAATTTATAACTCAAGTAAAATTAGATGAAGAAATCAGAAAATTAAGAGATAATTTATTAGAGGGTGAAGAACGTTTAAGTTTGGTTGGTGGAATGTATGACCAAATAAGACGTAAACATCCTAAAATAATATCTACTGATTTATTTGGTGGAAAAGTAACCTTTGCAGATATGCAAGGAGGAAAAGGAAAGAAACGTAAGAAGGTAAAAATTAATACGAATAATCCTAATTATAGTAGTCCAACACAGATGGTAAGATTGTTTGGTAATTTGAAACAATTAATGCCTACTAAGTATGGACGATACGAAATCCCTGTATTAAAACTTGTGAAAACTAAACAAGGTGGTACGAAGATTAAGATAATGAATAAAGAGATGGAGTTCTCAACTAAAAAAGAATACTTAGAACAGTATATCCTAAAGTTCTCGACTTCCGCTATGGTAGAGTTTGTTAAACAATTAATTGTTTATAGAAAAACGAATAAGAAGATAGACAGCTTTGGAGAGAACTTCATTTTGAATTATACTAATCCAGTAACAGGTAAAATACATACTATATTTAGACAATGTTCAGAAACTAAAGGTGATGATACAGAAGGTAAATCACCTATCAATGGAAGATTAAGCTCTGGAGATACAAGTAGAGGAAGACCTAATATGCAAAATATACCAAGAGAAAAGGAGTATAGGACTGCATTTTTTGTTGACCCTAAGTATAGTGTAATAACATGTGATTTAGGTGGAGCAGAAATTACCACAATGACAGCTAAAAGTCAAGATGAGAAACTTCTTAGATATGTTAATGAAGGTATATTTCACGATTATGCTGCAACACATGGATGGAGAAGAATTTTCAATTTAAGAGCTAATACATTAAAAGAATTTACAGCTTTAATAGGACAATCTCATAAAGAAGAATATAGAGATTTAATGGATAAAGTTGCAAACTTTGTAGTAGATAAAAAGAACAATCCTGATTTAAGACAAATTGGTAAAAACATGCACTTTGGTATATTCTATGGACTACATGAAAAAAAAGGTAGTGAAACATTGAATATTACTAGAGAAGAAGCTAAAGTTTATATTGATTTTATTAGACAAGCCTTTCCTAAAACCATAAAGAAACTACAAAGTTACGAATATTTTGCTATTGATAATGGTTATCTTATAATAGACGAAAGAACTAATGCAAGAATTTGGTTCCCAAGGATTGTAAGAAATATTAGACATAATATTGAAGTAGCAAATAGAAACAAACAGAATCCTCATAAACATTTACATGAACAATATACTGAAATAGAGTTCATGGAGAAAATAGAAATAGGAGGACAAGCAAGAAATATACCTATTAGTGGTACACAAGCTAATATGCTTAAAGAGTCAATGGTTGAGATATATGATTATATTAAAAAACATGGATTAGATTGTAAGATATTATTACAAGTTCACGATGAATTAGTAGTAAGATGTCCAAAGAATATGGATGGGCAATCTGATGAATGGAATGAAGACCCAAAATATGTATATTTCAAATTAGATAACCCAATTGATATTAAGGATGATGATATGAGAGAGTATTATGGTTGGGATAAATATGACATAGATGTTAGTAAAGATGTAAGAAGTCTAACTATTCACGATGGTAAACTATATGGTTTTCATGTAGATTTTCCAAAGTTTGTAGCATTAACAATGTGTGAAGTGGCAAATAGGTATTTAAACGGTTTTAAAATGAGAGCAGATTATCATGTCGCAGATACATGGACAAAATAGTAAAGAATGGTCTGGAGATAGTCCCGGAGTAGGTGGAAAATCATTTACTTTAGAATTAAGTGAAAAATGGTTTTCTGATAACATATTCAAACCTATTCTTCCTAAGTATAAAAATGACTACCGAAGAAAACCATTAATAATGTATTGTGGATATAAAACTATGGTAGAAATATTAGGAATGAAGAAGAAGACTTTGAGTAATAAGCAATCTTTAATAGTATTCAAACTAAAATATGAAAAGAGAAGAATTAACGCCAGAAATAATGCAACAACTCCCGTTAGAAGGAAGACAATATCTTCATTATAAAGGAGGATATTATAGTATCTTATGTATAGCAGAGCATACAGAAACAAAGGAGTTAATGGTTGTATATCAATCAGATTTCTTTCATACTTGTCATGTAAGATCATTGGGAGAGTGGTTAAAGAAAACAGAAGATAAGAAAGAAAGATTTGTACTTCAAGATGAAGCACCGGCAAGTCAATAAAATGAAAAAAGATGAGCTTGTAGGAATTGATTTAGATGATAAGGGAATGTGCGCTTATTGTTGTAAGATCGAAAGATGTACAAGAGATCATTTTTATCCTAAAAGTAAAGGAGGAAGATTAACAGTTCCAGCATGTGAGATATGTCAGAGAACTAAAGGAGCTAAGATGCCACGACATTGGATTTCTTACCTCGAAAAACATCCTTTAATTGATAAGGAAAGATTAAAGATTTTGAAGGATAATGTATATAATATTGAAATATTTATAAGAAATAATCCACATTTAAACTAAGAAGATGAAATTAACACTAAGAGAGTTCCTATTAATAGCTGGATTAGTTATATTAGGAGTAGTATTATTAACTAGAGAATCTTGTAATAGAGCAAAACTAAGTGAAAAAGAAAATATAAACTTAGCGTTACAAGATAAAGTCCAATATGGTGTAAACAAGTTTGGAGATTATGCTAGTAGAATGATTATTATGTCAGATAAAATAGATGATTTAACATCTATTAATGCTGGAAATGATAGCACTCTCTTTATGTTACAACAACAATTGAAATATTTCGATAAGAAATTAAAAGGTGGTGATAATGTAACTGTGTTTTATGATAGTTCACATGTTCATAGCACTACAAATAACTACTATGTAAATGGAGATAGTAGTACAAGAATAAGTAAATTCCAAGACAAATGGATTAATTATACAATAACAAGTAAAAAGGATAGTACAACATTAGATTTACATACTACTGATGGATATTCAGTAGCTATATTACATGAAAGAAGAAAACTATTTAAAAAGTTTAACAACAAAGGAGATTCTATATTCTTTAAGAAAATGGTTCCTGTTGCTGTTGTTACTTCATTCAGTCCATATAGTAGTGTAAAAGATGTAAGAAGTTATTCTGTAACAATTCCTAAAATTCCTAAATGGGGGTTAAGTCTTCAAGGAGGAGTAGGAATGGTTGCAACATTTAACGGACAAGTATATCCCGGAGTACATTTAGGAATAGGTGTACACTATATTTTAATACCATTTGGTAAAACCAGATAATATGATTGACCAAAGTAAACTAGAACGTCAAAAAGAAGGAGCTAGAAAATGGAAAGAAAATCAAGGTAGAGGTACATTATGTTATCCAACAGGTTTTGGTAAAACTAAAACAGGTCAATTAATATATGAACCTTTCCTTGATTTTAACAAAGACAAAGACTATACAGTTGCTATTGCTGTAACATCTACTGCTATTAAAGATCAGTGGGTAGAACAAGTAAAAGAAGAACATAAGTCAAGATTATTTGTTTATACGGCAGATGAATTACTAAGTAAAGTTATTCATACCACCCTATTAATAATAGATGAAATTGATATGTTTTTATCTACTGAACGATTTAAAATAATAGATGGAACACAAGTTAAATGGAAGTATGGATTAGGATTAACTGCTAACTGGGAGGATAGACATAAAAGACATGAAAGATTAGGAGAGTTCATGCCATTAGTAGATCACATAAGTGAGAAGGAAGCATTAAAGAATAAATGGATTTCACAATTTATTGAATATAATATTGGAGTAGATTTTGATAACAGTTATATTTATAGAACTGAACATATCAAACATTCAGACGGTACAGCAGAAGACTTACCAATGACTAGAGAGGAATATTATCATTATATTTCAGGTGAAATTCAAAGGTATAATGCTAAGTTTGGGGCTAATGGAATGGCAATGGCTAAAAGAGTTCTTAATGGATTCAAAGGAAACCATCCAGAAACAGGTCAATATGTAGATATTCCAAATATTGCTTATGCAAGAAAAGTAGCTATTAATAATGGATGGCATAGTAATTTAGATTTAACTGATGAAGCGGATGAACAAATAGATAATGAGTGGAATCCTAATAAAGTAATAGGATATGCAAAAAATCTATTCAATTATGTAAGATTAAGAAAACAGTATTTATATGATGCTGTTGAGAAACTACCAATAGGAAAGGCAATATTAGATAAATTTCCTAATGCAAAAGCAATAGCATTTGCAGAAAGTACAGAATTTGCAGATAAATTTGCAGAGTATATTAATAAAGGGCAACCTAAACCTATATGTACTGTATATCATAGTAATATAGAATCAAGACCATTAATAGACCCTGCAACTGGAGATTATTTTAAATATAGTAGTGGTAAGAAAAAAGGACAACCAAAGATATTTGGTGCTAAGACTTTAAAAGCTGCTGCTATAAACGCAATAAAAAGTGGTGATGTTAGATGTATTTCAACTGCAAGAGCATTAGATAGAGGTTTTAATGTACCAAGTATTAATCTAGTAGTTGCAAACAGTAGAAATAGTAATTTCCAACAACATCAACAAAGAGGAGGAAGAGCTAAAAGAGTTAATCCTCTTGCAGAAGATGAAATAGTAATTATCGTAAACATTTATATACGATATACAAAAGAAGAAGAATGGTTAAAGGAAGCACAGAGCAGAAATGAGAGTGCTACCTATTGGGTGAATACTGTCGAGCAAATAGATTATACGCCCAAAGAGAAATATGAATTTAATAATGAGTTATTTTTATGATTGATATAGAGAGGTACATAGAGTTCATTGTGAAGCACAAAATGACTCAAGAACAATTTACTTTTTTATATCTTCTCTATTATTCTACAATAGATGAGAAAAAAGCTCATGCACTAGTCAAAAAATATAAAGGATGGATAGGAGTAGATAAGATGCTCTCAGATAGTGCAAGAGAAGACTTAATAGCAAAAGAATTAATAAAAAGAACAGACCATACAGATAAGTTTGGTAGTTTTGTTATTATGGATAAGTTCCTAGAAGCATTTGTTGATTTAGAACATGCAGCTAGAGAATCATGGAATTTATACCCAGGATTTAGTAAAAATAATGGGGTATTATATACATTAAAATCATTTGATTTTGAAAGGTATAAAAGATTGTATGGTCAAGCAATAAACCTTAGTTATTATGAACATAAAGAGGTAATGCTAGATTTACAATATGGAAAAACAAATGGACTATTAACTTATAAAATAGAAAACTTTGTTAAAGGAAAAGGATGGCTTGATTTAAGAGAATTTAGATTAGGACAAACAGTTCAAGTAAAGAAACACGTACAAAACCAAGAAGACTTCTAATATGATAAGAGAGCTAAATGGAAAGAATATAGAGTTACCTGATGATTATGATGAGAAAAAATCAAGGTATATACTACCTGTGCAGAAGATGGAAAATGCTGCTAAGGATGCTCTCAAAGTAATAGAAGAAGAAAGGTCAGGTGAACAACATGGATTATATTGTAGGTGGCCAGATTTGAATAAAGCAATGCTTAAATATTGGCGATTCAATAATGTGAGTGGATTAGGAGGATTATCAGGAAGTGGAAAATCTATAACATTAAATATGTTATTAGATGATTTTACTGATATAGAAGATGTAAAAGAAGATGAGAAAAATGGAATACTAGCGAGAAAAGCACTTAATAGTGATTACGCAGGAGATGTATTATGTCTTCATGCAGGATATGAAATGGATCCCGCTGATGAAGTATTAAGAACAGTCGCAAGTAAAAGAAAAACATCTTATAGTTACTTACTAAGTTCACAATGGATAGAAGCAGAAAAAGCCTATAATAAAATAAATGAAAAACAACTTGATGAAATTAAGAGAAATCTTGATGGATTAAAGAATAAACCAATATATTATATAAAAAGAGTAGGAACAGGAGAACAACTATATTTAACTTGTTATGAAATAATGAATAAATTTCCTAACAAGAAATTGGTTGTTAGTATGGATCATACTTTATTAAACAAATATAAAGAAGGACAAAGAGGAGAAATAGATATGATAGCTAACCTTGCACAAGACTTTATAAAAATTAGAAAAGACTTTGAAGCAATGGTAATTCCATTAATGCAATTAAATGGAGCTATTGAAACTCCCGAAAGAAGAAACAATCCGGCTCTACATTATCCCATAAGAACAGATTTGCATGGTAGTAATCAAATGTCAATGGCATTGGATAATATAATGATATTTCATAGACCTGCATTATTGAATCTAGGAATATATGGAGAAAAGGATACAATGAATAGGCAAATAAATGATACAAAACATTTAGTTCATGCTGCTGTAATTAAAAGTCGAAAAGGGAAAGTTGGTAATGCTTGGCTCAAAGAAGATTTTGCCCACACTCAATTATTGAGTGCGAAGCGGGATGATTTTATTACAGATGAAATTGCAATTTAACAAAATAATTACGTCAAAATATTTGCAAATAAGAGTTCTTATATATACATTTGCTTAAAGATTGATGTAAAAATCATTCATTATTTATGGACGAACAAAAAGTAGAAACAAAACAAACCAACGATAAGTTAGCTAAAACTAACCAAAGCGTTCCGTTAGAAAATAATCTACTAAAGATTAATTTAAAGTTCAACACCATTGATGAGTTCTTTGACTTTTGTGAGAAGTTATCAGGTGATAAGAACATGAGTCCATTAGATAGTAAAGAGGAAGTAGCAATTGCGCTACTTGCTGGAGCATCTCTTGGACTATCTGTTCCTGCTGCTCTTAATAATGTAGTTCCAGTAAACGGTAGAGCTACATTAAGTAATAATTTACAAATGGGATTATTGGCTAAAAAAGGAATCATCACACAAATAGTAGAAGATTACAAGCCAATATACAGAGTATATTATTATGAATATGATGAACAAACAGGAGAACCTAAAAAGAAAGATAATGTTCCTGTGATATTAAGAACGGAGGATATGTTTCAATCAGAAATTCAAATGCTGATTGATGGATATAATAGGTTATTAGAAACAGGAGATTTAACTGATGCTGAAAAGAAAATGCTGAAGCCTAAAGTAAAATGGGCACCAGTAGGAATGGCAACTAAAGTTAAATTAGAAAGATTAATACAACAACCTGATGGAAGTTGGAAAGAAGCAGTTGTAGAAAGATCATATTCTACAATAGATGCTGATAAGATTTACTGTGTTGAAAAAAGCTCAGGCAAACTTAAACCAGTAAGACAAGTAAAAGATAGTTGGAAGAATTATGAATCAGATATGCTTTATGCTAATGCTTTTAGAAGATGTGCTAAAGTAATTGGAAATGACCTTCTATTAAACTTGTATTCAACAGAGGAAATGCTCGACACAACAAATAATAATTATGACTTGACAGAAGATGGTCAAGTGAAGATTTATGATGATAAGGGGAAAGTGAAGTATCAAAGTCAAAAGACAGAAGATCAAGACTTTCAACCTGTCACTGAGTAATACAAATGTTTAACAAATAAAAACAAAAATCACATGTTTAAAGTAACGAAACAAGTATCTGGAACCAGAGTGGCAAAAGATGAAGGAGTAGCAATGTTAGCTACACCATCTGAAAATGTAAAATTTACTGATGCTGCTGCAAAATTACTCGGTATTACTGATGTAAACCGAATTGTAACAATGGAAGTAGAATTGGAAAATGGTGAAACCCGTCCTGCTTTCTATGTAAGTCCATGGGCACACGTTAAAGGAACTGATGGTAAATTGGAAAAAGATGCAGAAGGAGTAGAAAAATTAGTTTTAACTAATGAACAAGCTCCTGAAAAATTACGTTCTAAAGGACGTAAACTTTCATATCCAAATGGAACTGGTGGAAGATTGCAAATGAATTGCGCACCATCATGGGAATTGTTGAAAGGAACTTTAGATGGAACACAACACTGGGCTATCAAAGGTTTAGCAGAAGGAGAAGAAGCCTTCAAACAAACAGTAGGCGGAGTAACAATTTATGTACTTGAACTTCAAGCTGATAAATATACTCCAAAATCAGAAAGAAAGCCAAAAGACGAAACTGCTGAATAATTGAAGTTTTAAATTATATAAATAATAGACCACAATAGTGGTCTATTATTTTATTTACCATATTTATAAACAAATTAATCAAAAGTTATGCCAGAAGACGAATTAGAAGGTAAGTTAAATAGTGCCGAAGGTCAAGAGAATGATGACCTAGATATTGACTCGAAAGTTGAGTTAAGTGATAGTTACCCGCTGATACCAGCGAAAGACCCACAAATTGCTGGGTTATTAAGAACAACGTTTCATCCTGAGTACGAAACAAAAACAGGTAAAAATAAAGGAAAGAAACAACCTCTTTTAGAGTATGAGTTTCAATCTATGAAACAACCTGAAAGAAAAAGTATATTTAGAAGTTATGCTCCAAAAGCTGATGATACAAAAGAAAAGAAACAAGCAGCTTGGGATAGAGTAAAGAAAAGATTCCTAAACATTTATCGTGCTTATACAGGACAAATGCCGCATGAAGATTTATTCAAAGGTGCGAAAGGTGCAAAACAAGGAATGGAAGTAATTGCAAAAGCAATGAATACAGGAAATAATGGTAAACCAGTATTTCAAACAGAAGATGGACAACCTATTCCAGTTTGGCTTATTCCAGTATATTATGGAACAAGTGTAGAATTACCTCTTGATAAATTTATTGAGAAAGTTCGCAAAGATGGAGAAGGAAAAGTTAGAGATTCACTTATCAAAGTATTACCATCTCACAATATTGAGATGAGCAATGATGAGGGAAAAGATAACAAAAAAGGTGGGAATGATTACTCTAATGGTAATTTTGATTCAACAGACTTGCCTTTATAATAATTAAAGTAAGTAAAACTAAATGGGGTACAACTAAGTACCCCATTTTTATATACTCTTATGGATGATATAAACCTAGACGGCTATCCCCCATTAAGTAAGAAGTATATTCTAACACACGTAACACAGGAACAAATATTTGAAAAGTTCACAGGTCTTACAGTAATACCAAACTATCAATACAAAAGTCCTTTTAGACAAGATAATACACCGGGTTGTAATTATTATTACTCTAGTGATGGAGTATTAAGATTTAATGATTGGGCTGGATACTTTCATGGTGATTGTTTTGATGCAGTAGCTTTTAGAATTAGTGTAGATGCTAATACAAAAGAAGGATTTAAAAGAGTTTTAGATCATATTGCACAAGAATTTAGACTATGGAAATATGCGGATGAAACTGAGTTTAAAAGGATGCTTTACAATAGGCTTGTACAAAATGTTGTAAAGTTAGATAAAGAGATTGATATAAAAGTAGTACAAAGAGATTGGATAAAAAGAGATGCAGAGTTTTGGAGTAAGATATTTGCAACTAAAGGATATTTAAACTATTTTACTGTTTATCCAGTAAGAGAAGTTTATCTTAACAATAATGTTAGATATATATTTCGTAATGATTGGGATTTAGCCTATTGTTATGATTTTGGTAAAGGAAGAAAGAGAATATATTTTCCATTTAGAAAGAAGTATAGATTTTTAGGCAATACTAATATATTACAGGGTATTGACAAATACGAGGTAAATAGAGTAGGATTAATAACTAAATCATATAAAGATGTAATAGCTGTCAAAATAGTATGTCATAACTATTTTCCAATAAGTTCAGTAGCACCAACCAATGAAAAATACAAGTTAACCAAAGATGATTATAGAACATTAAAAGGAAAAACTGATTTCTTATTTAGTTTATATGATTGGGCTAAGGGAACTGGAATAGATAAAATGAGTATTAGAACAGCAATACAAATGAGGAGAAATTATAATGTTACTCCTTTATTCTTTACAAATGGAAGATTTAAAACAGTAAACTATAAAGCAAAAGACTTTTCTGAGTTCCTAGAAATAAATAAGATGGATAAGACAAGATTTGTTGTTGAAAGAGTTTACGAACATTTTGAAAAAACATATTTTGAACCATACGAAAATGAAATTAATAACGAATTAAAATGGATACAACAAGAGAGGCCATATTAGATGGTGAAAGAGAAACAAAATTCATCTTTAGAAAGATTACACAAGAAGAACATGAAGCAATGGTTGCATATATTCCACAGAAGGAAAATGAAACTGCTAGAAGAAAGTTTAAACAAGAGTTCGGATTTCATTTGAATGATATGGAAGGAATAGGTATTATTTCTCAGAATAAAAATGATTTCTGGATTGGTAAATGTTTAAGAACAGTAGATATGGGAGGCCCACATGGAAACGGTGTATGGGTTCCAAGTGGAAAAATCAAAGATGTTCAAACCCATGAAGAATATGAAGATCATGGAGGTAAATTAAAACATAATGAAAGAAGGTTAATGACGCAAAAGATATTAACTCCAACAGAAGCCTTATTAGCTAAAGTTAAACACTTAGATGCAACATACGGTGTAATATACAGAATATATGCTTGATAAAGAATCGTTTGATTATTTATTTACAATTAATATTCCTAACTATATTAGAGAAGTAACATTATCTGAACAACAAAATGCTCAGTATTATGAGTGGAAAGATGGTCAAATAAAAGGTAAAAAACCAGTTCCTAGAGAATGTATTATACAAAAATTCAAACAGGAAAGAAAAGTTTTACCAGATCACTTAAAAGAACCATTCAAATTAGCTGTTATAGATAAACAATCTAATGTAGTTGGATTAGTAGATACTGCTGATGATATTAAAAATGAAGTAAAAACACATCCTGTTTATAAAGGATGCAGACTTCGTTTATATAATACAGCAACAGGTGTCTATGTACTTGCAAATCCTACTAAAGTAGGGCAACCTAATAAATCTATTATTAACGGACAAAGAATTAGTAGTGGAGTTGTTAGAGAATTTGCTAAAGGTAAAATATTTGAA